ATGACTAGATTGTTAGATGCTCGAACATCTCAAAATGCAAGCTATGGTAATACAATCTCAATTCCCTTGCCAGCCAATACTCCTGTAGCCATCGCAGAGCTTGGCTTAGACGTGACGGGCGCTGGGGAAAATATGCGTGTACAATTATCAGGGATTGCTGAGCTTTCATTTCCCACTACTCCACCATTTGACTCCGTTATTGCTATTTCTATTGTTAGAGGCACTCTCGACTCTCCTGTTGCTTACGCCCTTTACTCTGTTAGTGTCTCCGAGGCAAATCCCAACGCTGTGCAGGTCGTCACCATTAATGCTTCCGATTACAATGTCCCTCTACCACCATCAAATGAATTGGTGTATACCTTATATCTATTTTGCACAGCGGATGCCACCCGAATAGGAATAGAAAGTTTTAACGCGGTTGCCTATTCAGATTAAAATTACACCTTCAAATGGAGGGCAAAGCCCTCTTATTTTTCTTCTATCCGTTCTTGAGGGACGATACTTTCCATCTGTCGTTCTTTTTTGGTATAGTTTACTTAAAGGGGCTGATCCAATGGGATTCATGCTTATTTTTATTGCGATTATTTTTTTCTCGCTTGGTATTTTAAGTAAACGAAATCCCACTTGGGGATGGCGTGCAAACGAAGCCTGGAAGATCAAAGGTGACTCAGAACCAAGTGATGCTTACATTGATGACATGAAATTTAGAGGCTCTGTATCGATTCTCTTTGGGTTCTTCTTTTTAACATGTGGACTTTTGGTTATATTCCTGTAAGTTCTACTATCTGTTTTCAATCCTCAAATTACCCACATCCATAAGGCACTTGCTGTTTGGCGGCGACTCCCAAAATGTCACTGCTCACGTTTTCAAAAACAGAAATCTGTCTCTCATCCATAGCTTCCAGCAAACGAACTTCCTTAATCTTCAAAGACCGACTGCCGCTGTAGTAAGTAGTAAAAATCATTTTTCTCGCATAGTATTTACTCATCTAACCAGCCACCTATAAGGAAGAACAATGTAGAAACTCGACTCGTCACTTTGGAGTGTGAGTAGCTTAGAAGAGCCAGTATACCCGAGTGTAATGACTTCATTTTCTAAGACTTTCAAGGCATCCAACACATATTTGCATTCAACGTTAGTTTGAAATTTTTTCACAGCCGACGTTTATGCACACATCTCCAAAAAAATAGAGATGAATAGCATGGAGAAATATGAGTCTTTTACCGGGAGTCTACTTCAATAATATTTTTTTATGGGGAGATTGTGGGGAGAACTAATTAGTCTCAAATGACGGATGGATTACCCACATACAAAAAAATCCCTCAACGCTTAGAGCGCCAAGGGATTCCCATTTTAGTAAAGAGTCAGATATTGATCACGTTCCCATTGATGCACTTGGGTGCGATACAAAAGCACTCAGTATTCCTTTGGGTTTCAACATATTTTCTCTCTTGAATATACTGCAAAATATATTATGTTCAGATTATCAATATACTTTCAAATACACTTAAATCTTTAAAAAGCGCGGTCAAAATGCGGTCAAGAAAATAGCTTTAGTGGTCATATGCTAAAGCTATTTTTTATCCTTGTGATGCAAGAACTTTTATGTGATTTAGTATTTTTATGAGTTGTTCGTGTGATATTTCTTTCCCGCCATATCTCCAAACTTCATTCACTATTGACTGTACTTGTACTTCCTTAATACCTCCGTTTTCAACAGAATAAGTAAAAGTATCATTTCCTTTGATTTTCATCTGGTTTTCTTCATTTAATAAAATTACCATAATAGACCTCTCCTAAATCGTATAATTAAATCGTTGTTTACTGACAAGCTAAAATCCTATTTACTTCCTTCTAAAACAGAAAAGTTGGATCCCAACGGAATATGTGCGAAGATCTACTGACGACAGCGCATTATTTCTCACTTCTAAGAAATGACGGTAATAAAATCTAAAAGATATGTACACGCTGCTCAATTCTTCGGTTGTAGGATGAAAGATCTATACGAATGGGTAGTAATTAGTAATCACTTTTCCCATATTATAGTTTTTTCGGAGCAATAACATTCACCATTCCTCTACTTTATTCCTTGTTTAAGAATTATATCCACTAACATATATTAAATCCCATTATTAGGTTCTTTGGCAACATAAATTCAGGCGCTGGATGTGTATCATTTTTCGACATTTAAATACAATATTTTCAACAAAAAAAGAGTTGCTATCTAGTAGCAACTCCCGTGAATATTATGTCTGAATTAATGAAACCCATCTCTTTTATAACCTCGTCAAACCGATGATACGCAATAGGGCACCTTTTTGAGGTTTTTGTTATATCACACTCAAAGTAAGCATCTTTGAAAATACCATTAACGATTTTTACTTTTTCTACATTAAGAGTGTTACTTCTGTCCACATTCAAAAAACGGAATCCGTTACTGTTCAAAAAGTTTTCCCAATGTCTAAGGGTTCCAATCATGTAGTAAGTCTTTTCAAATGTGTGAACTAAAATCTGGTCTCTCTTACGCCCTTTAGATATAAAAAGAACCTTATCCACTTGTACGTTTTCGCCTTGATCAATACCTCCAGGGTCTGCCGATACTGTTAAACTTAGCATTTTGTCATTCCTCGCTTATTTCAACAATTCTTTCGGTGGCTCGGGGCTATGAATCCAAGAAAGACTTGCTGTGCTAACTGACGCAACAGCAAGTGTTGTTAGCATTGCAGCAATATTGTAATACATACCAGCCTTTACTTTACTCAGTTTGTTTTTCTTCATTTCTCACACCTCCTCCTATTAGTGTTAAACTCTGAACAAAAAAGCTAGCGCCTACTACCGGTAAAGCCAACCACAAATTAAGTGCAATAATTGCAACTCCCGAAAATTTTAGCAATGGGTAGTGTCGCTTTGATATGCGTGTCTTCCCCTCTAGCCGTGATGGTGCGTAAACCAAGACAAGTACAATACTTATTATCGAAGTAATGACGATCCAATTGTAATTAAAACTTGCAAAAGATAAAGCGGTAAGTAGAACTGTAGATACAATAATACACGCTATATTGCTCTTTAAATGTATGCCTCCTACAGTTTGACGTAGCATCGAAAAAGATATCATTGCCAGCACAGCTTCTTGTATCTTATCCGTAAAAACTGAAATACCAATAGTTAGCAAAACAATTGAAACTGTGTTGATCGTAACGGCTATCCCATGTTTTAAAACATTTACGGGTGCTGGATGATCGGGGACAACAGTTTTGATGTGTGTTGCTATATCTAGAGCGATGGAGTCAAGACTTTTTATGGTAATCACGCTCCGTTTTTAATGCATAATACAAAAACATTACAGATGCTAGGGTTATGAATAAAATACTCAGAAAGAAATTGTTAAAGTAAAACATAAATGTACAAGCAGCTAGTACCCCGATTATTAAGATAACAACAAGTACATGTTCCCACCTAAAACGGAGATTTTCATAATCTGCTGTAAAGCCTATATTAAATTTATACAGAAACCACGAAACAGCTAACACCCATGCGCTAGTTACTGCTTGCGCCAATGATCCTTCTGCTGAAGTCTGCATTTCAGTTGTTAATGTACCAAAGAGCATCAATATAATTACCGCTTGGAATAACGTATATAGAAATGTGCCTGTAATGGATATTATAGCTGCCCAAATAATTGGCATTCTAACAACAGTGGTTATCAATAATGTAAACAATATAATGTTTATGGTTGGAGCAAAGAAAGATAACGATGTCTCTTCCCTCAAAATAAAGCTCTGCAAATTCATTATTAATCCAATAAACAATGCAGGCCATACATAGTCTAATGCCCTAACTCTGAAAATAGTTAACATTAAAACGAACGCTGCAAAAGTTTCTACAGTTGAAAAAAGCAAGAACCTTATAGGCTCCCACATATCACATAACCCCTTCGCATAATTGGTAACAAGCACACTTTTAATACTACATTTGCTACCAATGAGTGGCAATCCAATTAGCAGTGTAATTTGGTATAAATTGTGCATATGTAAGGTAATTTTTTTACGTGAAGTTATATAAAATTCAAGCAAAAATAACCTTATAGACAAGCCTCTTAAAATATCTATTGTTCTAAAAGCCATTGTTCTAAGAAGGCTCTCGTTTCACGAGCCGGAAAATACCATTTCCTCCCTATTTTCCGTTTGATAAATCTCGGATCGTAAAAAAAGGTATCGAGGATTGCATTCCAACTCATACAAGTTCTCTTCTTCAATTCTTTTGTATCCCAAAATATATATTCAGCATCAACTACTTCCACCAACTCCGAAACTTTTTTCAATATAAGTTTTTTCGCTTCCTTTTCATCTATACTAATCTCAATCAAAATTCTCATCCCTCTTTTTGTAGAGTGTAGTATTAATTAATGAAATCATAAAAATTCCTCGGATATGCACCGAGGAATAGTTTTTAACAAAGATTATCTTTCACAAGCTACTCCATCACCATCACGATCCAGTTTCCTACTATAACCTGGTTCACCTTCATAAATTGGATCGGCACCAGCAGCACGAACCGCAGAACAGTTTTTATAGTATACATTGCTTGATGATTCTCTTGGTTCAGAATAAGTTTGGACGACTTCCTTTTTAGGAGTAACTACTTTAGGCTTAGATTCTTTTACACTTGAATCATTACTTTTAGATTCAGTCTTTGCAGTTGCCTTTTGAGCTGTCTTCTGATTGAATCCATCTTCCTGCGCATAGTTTTCAATACTCCAGATGCCTGTTCCACTCTTTTGAGCAGTAGCTTGAATCTCCTTGAATTGATCGACATATTTAACGTTTGGAGGATTTATGTAGGCCACCCGAGCATAACCTTTCTCGATTAACATTTCATTCAACATCTTATCTCCAACCCATACATAACCAAGTAGACGACCATACTTATCTCGTTCTGAAACATCAAGCTCTAGGGAAAGATTACCCTGCTTTAATTGCTTCAGCGTAAAAGCCGAAGCTTCTTTTGCGAACGGTTGGACTGGTGTACCCTGTTTTACGCTTTCTGGCGTATCTACTAGGAGTAGTCGAATCTTTTCCTCTTTCCCTTGAACTGATGCTTTAAATGTATCTCCATCCGTTCCCGCTATTAAAGTTATAGGAATACGTTTTGGTTGTTCAGAATCCGCCTTTTCGTTAGATGCTGAGGTAGAAACAATGTTTGAAGTTTGCTCAGATTTAGTTGTAGTAGGCACCGCAGAAGTTTGTTCTACTTTAGCTGGAACAGCTGGTACTTTATTCGCTAATTCCTGCTGCTTAACATTAGACAGATTGCCGATGAACGCTAGAAAGAAAATTCCGGCAAGTGAAAATAAAACTATAGCTAGTTTACTTTTTTGATTTGCTCTCTTAGCATTCTGATATTTTTTATAACCCCAGTAGCCAAGCCCTCCTGCGATAATAAGCAATCCTAAATACTTAATAATCGCAACAGCTATAATTACTGCAAAGATAATTACTATGATCTTTCCCTTTCCATACTTCTCATGATATCCTCCTAGGCACTTAGTTCTAGGATAAATATACCATGTACATTTTCCAATATATACACTTTTATTACAATAATCGCACGAATATTTTGCTATTCTCTAGATTTATCTGCTAGATACTTGCTGAAATGATATCCTCCAACTTGATCCAACTAAAATCATCCTCGCCACGAAACAGTTTTACTTCCCTGCGAGCAGTATTTATAGACGTGATTACACCTGTGAGTTCTTCGTCATCGAACGGACTAAAAACCACTATCGATATAGGTTGACGTGTGTTGTAAGAGACTATGAGCACCTGCTCAATTAGCTGCACTTCTTGATCATCAAGTTCAGGCTTACCACGCCGTTGGCGATCTTTCATAAGCTTTAGGTATGCTTCCTTATGTTCAGGGATGATTATCCGACTGCTTTCCCATAAACCATTACCCTCAAGTTTCTTTCCCATGTATGTAGCCTCCTGATGTAATATGTTCAAATTATATCCCGAACGTTTGTTCCTTACAAGGGCTTTTGTTTTCTACTTCTAAGACTTTTGTGCTAGAAAATTATTCCTAGGTCATATATACTAATTTCACTATAATATTACCAATAGATAGGGGTTATGTAATGACTGCAATTGCTGTGATTGCTTTGCTGGCTTTTTTTGTGTTTTTTGTTTTGTGGGCTATAGCTTTAATAAGAAAGAACGGCAAGGCTAAGAAAATGTTTCTCTTTGGTTTAGCTGCTCTCTTAGTATTTATTATTGGAATATCAGTCGCTGACACTCAGAAACCAACCGAAACTAATTCAAAATCTGTAGCTACTACGCCTGTTAAAGAGAAAGAAGTTACTACTGAATCAGTACAAAAGGAACAGACTGACGCTAAAAAACCATTGATTGACACATCGCTTCCTTTTGATAAGTTTTCATCTGCACTCTTTGCATTGCCAGTATCCAAGCAAGGGGAAACATTCGACAGTGTAAGAAATCAAGTTGTTTCATGGTCAGGTGTTGTTATTGAATCTGGATCTAGCAGCCTCTATGTCTATGGTAAACCAGCAGATTACAACGGTGAACTGTGGTCAGATATTAGCGCTGAAAAGAAAAAACTCGGGGATGTTATTGTTGTAAAAGTTTTAGATCGTTCAGAATTGAATGGTCTTAATCCGGGGGATATAGTTACCTTTAAGGGTGAACTTGGTTCCCGTGGTGTTAAGGGAGAAGCCAATTGGAAACTATATAACGGAAAAATAGAGGGTCGGACAGTAGCAGAATCGCCAAACCTCGGAACCATTACCAAAGCTAAATATAACAAGATTAAAAATGGAATGACTTATGAGGAAGTTGCGAAAATTATCGGTGGTCCCGGTGAGGCTCTTTCAGAGGTTGGTGAAAAAGGAGACGAATTTTATACTGTAATGTATTCGTATAAAGGTGAAGTCGGACCTGGTGCAAATGCCGTTTTCACATTCCAAGGCAACAAACTACAAGCAAAAGCACAATTTGGTCTCGAATAAAACAGCCCCGGAGCAATCCGGGGTTTTAATATTCCGTATAGTATCTATTCGCCGCACCTGGAGGCGTAACGATCTGCTGATCCATAAAAGCGTCAAATTTACGGTCAGCGGATCTTCTCCAATCGTGCAGCTCTCAGTAATTCTATTCGTTCTCACGGAGTTCCTTGATCTTCATTTGTAGCGTGGCAATCAGCTTGAGCAGCTCTCCGTCGTTTTTCGTTCGTCACTTCAATCAAGTTTTAGACCATAGCCCTGACATCGCGGGGCTTTTTTTATTGCCTAGTGATAAAGATAGTCATTTTTTCCAATCCGTTTGTCTGTTTCGATTCTATAAAAACTAGCATATTCTATATTATCAAAAAAGAAGGGAAGTTGATTCGGATGGGAAAAGTAAATTCTTCTAGAAAAATTCTGAAACCTACGCGTCGCCTAAGAACTAAAGCAGGTACCGCATTCATTTTTAATATCAACAATGTAGGTCCGTATTTGTTCCAAAGGCGCTTGAACCTGACTGGGTTTGTTAATTCCTCAAGTAGGGTACTTGTCTCGATCACGGAAATTGGTATTTTTGGCGGTCAAGTTAAGCCGTTTCAAGGAGATGCTACCATGACGATCCATAACGTCGTTCCGAACGACGACGGTATAGTAATTGTACGTGGGAATACTGGCTGGGGTAGTCCCCTCAATTTACGACTTTCAGTCGTGGTTTTCTAATCGTTCAGACCTGCTGAACGCACTTCTCACGGGTGAAAACTGAAAACTCCCGCCACTACGCGGAAATAAAATGTCGAATTCGCGGCAGCACACAGAACAAAAAAAGTCCTGACATCTCAGGTTTTTTTTGTTCCTTCAATTTCTCATCAGACTTATCTATCGGCGATCGCAGGTTATCCATGATGATCCATCCTTTAGTTAGGATAAAGAATATCAATAAAGAATGGAAACCGCACTCCCGCCTACGACGGCAATAGGAAACGCTCGTCAAGCCTTCGCCTTCTCCTCTTCGCGCCGACCCAAAGGGAGACAGCTTACTTGTCTTCTTTTTAGAGTTACATCATCGTGGAAAGTAAACTCGACAATACATCGTTCCTGATAAATTTTAAATTGATAGTATTTATGAAATTATAAGAAAATCACAAATGTGTTTAATAGAGCCTAAAAGAAAAAAAGCGATCTCCCACTGAAAGGAAAACCGCTTAGTATCGCCAAACCCTTGATATTACTTGATTTTTCAATGCGTGATAATGTATCATAATATCCTTCTGATCGCGATCCCAGCTCTCTATGATTACGATATGAGCGTGTCACTCTTGTTATCCCATACAATATAGTTGTCTTGTTCCAAAGCCAGTAGCCCCGCCTTTATGTCCTCTGTGCGCCTTCCTGTCTTTATCTCAGGGTTCTATGCTGTTGGCAGAAAAAAGATACAGACTCCTCATTTTTCATGAGTAACTTTACCTTTTGCAACAAAAAGACTTTTTCAATCGCCTCTGATATGTTCCACGAGGTATTTCATAGTTAAAGAAACTTTTCACATACTTAAAAATCAATAAGTAAGATATCCATTTCCCCATAAAGGACTTAGTTCTCCCACATTACCGATTCTTAACTTATATGTTCCTGGCTTAACATTGTAAAAAGTTCTTGTTGTATTCAGATTAGTAAATGTCCCTGGAACTGAAATTATTTGCTCATGACTATTATTTCCCCACCCCACTAATTGGTAGCTAACAACAGGATTGTAACGACTATCTTCTAAATATTGAACTAATGTAATATTTACATTTCCTCCGGAAATATTGAATGCCTCATCTGATATAGTATAGCTGTTCACACCATTTAATGTGTAATAGTAAATTGATTGAAGCGATGCTTTTGATTCGGCTTCTCTGTAGACATCTTTTGTTACTGGCTCAGCAAATGGAGTTACAGATTCTATGTTGTATGTTGCGTCTGTTGAGGCTGGAACTACAGCATGACTAACTTCAGAAGCAAAAGCTGGGGTCACCATGGTGACAGCTAGAATAGACGTAACGGCAACAGATAATAATTTTTTCATAATAAATGCCTCCAATTAATTGAATTTATGTAACACACGAATCGTATCATAAATATAGTATGTAATGGGGTTTTAGACAAAAGAACAGATAAATTTTCAATTTTTGATAAAATTATGCATATAATAAGCCCCGTTTTATGATAACAACAACCACTATATTAATAGAGGACCATTCAGCAACCGTTAAGACTATATACCTTTAAGTTTGGAATAAAATAATAAACAACAAAGGACTCCATACTAGTTACATACCAGCGGAGTCCTTTTTCACATCTACTCTAAATTCAAACTGTTCAACGAGAAAAGCTATGCCGACCAATTAAGGTTAGCAGAGCTTTTTGATTTATTTAGAGTACTCACTTACTTCAAACGTTAGGATACGATCATATAGCATGTAATCCTTACGGCTGCTAAATGGACCTTTGTTGTTATCGTGTTTATCGATTTTATAAAATGATTGACCACGACCGGCATCTTTTGCATCATACCAAGCGATGAAATCATTAACCTCTTTCATGCTTAGGTCGAATTCTTTTTCCAATCCGGTTGTCATGGTTACTACCAAGATTGCTCTATCACCTGCAGGTACCGGTGTAGGATTCGGATCTTCTGGTTTAGGACCTGGAACGGTAGGATCTTCTGGTTTAGGCTCAGGGGCCACAATAGAAGGATCATACATCATCTCCATTTCACCTAGAGTCACATAATAAGGACGCCCGTTATTTTCCGTGATGTTCAGTCGATACTTTTTGTATGCTTTATCATTATTAAAGGTAAAAACTTTCTTGACTCCTTGTTTCCAATCTGTAATATTTTTTTTAGTATCTAGCATTACCCAATTTGCTCCGTCCCATCCCTCAAAAGTCCAAACTTTCGGAGACTCTGTACCCGATTCAGTATAACTTTTTCGAGGTTCTAACGTGTACGTATTTATAGCTACTGGTTTTTCAAATTCATAACCTAACCAACCGTACGGTACCCCATCTTTAGTTGCCCATCCAATTCCTTCAGCTGTATGATCAAACGCATTATAGGCCTGATGTCCAGAACTCCAAGTGCTGCTTGCGCTTGCTTCGCCTGACGGTGCAGTATTAGAAGTCATTTTAGGTATAAGATTGGTTACCCCTTTACTACTCCCAGGCTCAGACGCTGCATACATGCTTGAATGAAAAAGCGCAAGTGCCCCAAATAAAAACATTCCAAACAAGATACTTACTTTTTTAAGGAACTGCATTTTCGCTTTATTTCCCCCTAATGATCTAATTGAACAGATATAAAGGTAATAAATTCCTCGGAATTTGTCTACACATATATTTGAATATATAGATATAAATGTTTAGACATTCCTTTATTTCAATTTTATAATTCATTTTGTTATTACATAATTTTAGGAGGAAGTCATGAATAATAAAATGTTCAAAAAGCTTGGGAGTATCTTGTTAGCATTATTTATTGGAGTTTCCGTGTTCTCATTATTTCCTACAGTTACAAAAGCTGAGACTACAAACGTAACTTGGACAAATGGATCTACAACAACTACTATTGATCTTGAGAAGGGAAAAACAAGGGACAGAGCAACAGTAGGGAAAACAAAGGGAAAATGGTATTGGGAAGTAAAGGTAAACAATATTGCTTCATTCGTAGGAATAACAGGTGAATCGGACAAACAATATCAAGCATTTTATGGAGCTAGTGGTGAAATTTGGAATAACATCAAATCACCAGTAAAGCTAGCCTACAATTATGGTTTTGGAGTTGATTACGTTATCGGCATTGCATTGGACTTAGATAACGATAAAATAGTTTGGTACGCTAATGGGGTTTCACGCGGAGCTAATTCCATTAAACCATCTGAACTAGAGGGGTCACAGATTTTCCCTGTGGTTTTAAGTGGAACTGGTCAGAAAATAGCTTTTGAGGCTAATTTTGGAGCAAGTGATTTTAAATATCCGATTCCTGAAGGATTTTTACCTTATCAAGATTCGGGTACATCTACAACACCGGATCCATCTACAAAGCCTGATCCGTCTACAACACCTGATCCATCTACAAAGCCTGATCCATCTACAAAGCCTGATCCGTCTACAACACCTGATCCGTCTACAAAGCCTGATCCGTCTACAAAGCCTGATCCGTCGGATACAGATGGATCCTCACAACCTACTGGCGACCGTGCCATCTTGGTTGTAACTATGGACAATGGGTTTGATAAAGAATTCGATCTGAGCAAGAAAGAATTGAATGCTTTCATCGCTTGGTATGACGCTAAAGATGCTGGCAGAGGTCCTTCATTCTTTGCCGTCGATAAGCACAATAATAACAAAGGACCATTCAGCAACCGGAAAGACTACGTAATCTTCAATAAGATTCTTACGTTTGATGTTAGCGAGTATTCAACTAAATAAACAACAAGAAGGACTCTATCCGGCTACGTGCCAGTGGAGTCCTTCTTTACATCTACTCTAAATTCAAACTGCTTACGGAAGAAATAAGATCCGTTAATCTGAATCGATTCAGGTGAAAACTTTTCTACGGGGCCTCTATATAATCCAAAGAGTCATTTGTGTTCTTCATTCGGTTGTTTTAGAACAAGTAAGAGTTTTTTAATCTCAATCAGTTCGCCTTCGATCCGATGAAGGTGGCTCTGCATATCGTCAATCTCTTGTTCGGCTTTGTAGTTGATCGCGAAGTCAATGATCGATTCATGCTTATCCCTTGCAGCTTGGCGGTTCTGACTCATCATAATGACCGGAGCCTGAAATGCTGCAATAAAGGACAAACACAAGTTCAACAAGATAAATGGAGGTTCATCGAAATGAAAGCGAGTAAACGGCAAGCTGTTCAAGAGTATCCAGAGGGTCAGAAAGATAGCGAAATAAGTAATAAATCTCCAGCTACCGCCGAATGATGCAATCCGATCTGCAAGACGATCTTGCCAGCTTGTCGTTCTTTGGTACGCTTCATCTAAATGAGAAAGAATGCTATTCTCGTAACTATCGACTAGCCGATCAATACGACGGGTATTTTCCTGATTCAATTCAATATCAAAGCCTTGAATATGAGCAGCACTTTTATTTTGCTGTTTTTTTTGAAAAAAATTCATTTTTGACATGTCAACTGCCTCCTTGTTTTAAGGCAGTCGGGCCCAATACTAACCCGTAGGGGAGGAATAGCAACCATACTCAATTATGGTATCTAGTTTTAACCCGACTGCCAATAGACTCCCTGGTTCTGGATCCGGTTCAGACGAACTTCGACTACTCATTGAATGGTTCAACCCCTCTCCCCTTAACATGTTGTGGGCTCCATATTTTACTGATCACACTGGAACCAAATCATTGCCAATACTACAACATTGAAATAAAAACGCCCCTCAGCTAACTGAAGGGCGTCGTTCTGCATGCAGGATAAAGCATACAAATATCCGATTCCCCCAAGTCGAGCTTTAGCACTATACGACGTAAAAGAACCAAAGTTCTTTAGCCACATTAAGAAGAGCCTTAATCCGGCAATTCCTGTTATACCCATTGGCATCTTTCGATGTTTCCGGGCAGTGGCTTATGTTCATATAGGAGCCTCACCTAACGAGGACATCAATATTTCCTTAGCAAGCATACTGCTGTCTAAATGTGCTGTCAACCCAAATATATTTGCTATATTCCACATGTGTTTGTGCCTGGTGACAGCGTCGCTGGCACTCCCCCATATAACGCAAAAATAATAAGTCGTGGGCCGCAGTTGCGGCAAACAGATGGCCTAAAACTTACATCATATCATCACCCAACGGTTTTACTACATATACTCTTACCTGGCTTAATGCAGCAGCAAATAGTTCGATATCCGACTTTAACACTTTATATGTATGGTTCATGCTGATCACCTCAGATCATTCAATAAAATATTCCCCTGCCGACAAAACCCAACAAGCGCATAGGCTATTCCCAAATACGCTTGTTGGGCTCTACTTTTTACCATCCTTAAAAAAGAGTCAAGTCAAGTGAAGTAGTATTATCCAACAATTCTTTTCACGAAATTAAATCCAACACGCTTTAGTAATTATGACTAACAGGATAAAGAGCACCAAAATTGCACCTGTCGATGTGAAAGGACAAAAATGTTTGGCCTTGTGCTCATGTCCACATTCACTCACATGAACTCCTCCTTTTTTTAAGTTACGGTATATAGTATGTGTCCTTGAAGAAATTGACAGGGCTAAACGGCAAATCGCAAAAACACCCTACCAGCTTAGCCAGTAGGGTGTCACCAATGCTTTCGGATTGCACAACGTTGCTTCCGTATGTGTTGTTATCAGTATAATTGGTTTGGGCGATTCTGTAAATACTATATATAGATTATGCTGATCCCCTTAATTAGCTATTCGGTGTTTAACTTGATAATTCCTTAAACAAAAGGAACTCTAACGACCTATTAAGGCCAGTAGAGTTCTTTTTGCAACTATCTAATCGATTAGATAATTATATTTGTTTATAAGGTGCCATGATCAGCCCCCATTTAGGGAGCCGACCAAAACACCCCTAAAAGTCTAATCTTATTATTTAATTATTTTCTTTAATCCAAACTCAACTAACTTAAGGTATAAATAACTACTGGTTGCACCAAATCTTTTAATCCTACACCAATAAATACAATATAAAGCTGAATGCAGCAATTATCATAAGTATAACTGCTACTCCGCTACTAATTAAAAACAAAGATAATTTATACAAACGTTTGTCCATTGTTTGCTCCTTTTCCAAGCTTATAGGAGCATAGTTTTGGTCGACAATAATAATTATAAAGCAAACTAAGAAAAAATGTCAAAAAGCCCTACCAACCAATTAAGGTTATTAGAGCTTTTACATCAAGTGTTACGGTTAATCGTTCTAAAATAGAATTAAAAATTTCAATACACAAAGGTGTTACTGTTATATTTGATGATTATACAATTAAACAGGAGGAATAAAAAATAAACACAGACACTTCATCAACCACTCATTTTATCTAAAATTTTCGAAAGAATATTAACTACTCTTATTACTGACACAGCTCCAGCGACACAGAAAAAAATCCAAATAAGAAAAAAAATATATTTAGTATTTCCATTACCATCAATAAACAAGCAAGCAGCAGAAACAATTGCTATGAAAAATGTCCAGCCTATTGCAGATTTCAAGTAATTAATAAGGTGAATATAAAGACCAAAGTCCCTCAATCTCTGGATTACAGTTTCGTTTGTTAGAGTGATCAACAGTGACATTGCAGTAGCTAGAAATCCAGCTGTAATTGCCGAAACGTTAATGGAAGAAGCCAAAATATCTTTGAAATTTAAAAACCTATTAGGTTCAATTCCTAAAAAGCAAACTAGCCCAGTCATTAAACCAGCAACGATGTAATGTATGTTTTTTTCGAGGAACATTCCAATCATTCCTCCTCAAAGTATTGTAATATTATTTCCCTTCTTCTCGTTTCAAAAGCTGTGTTTAAAAGATCGTTCATCCATGTGAATGTCATCCTGTTGTCTCTTTGTACATTCGCCTGGGCTATTTCAACTATTCGGTCTTTAATTAAATCAACAAAATTATATTTTTCTACATCCCTTTCATCGCCATAAACTCGAAATTTTTCTACATCTTCTACTTCAGCTCCAATAATTTTATTTGCCAAATTAACAATTGCTTGTTTATTAAGCACCTTTCCCTTATTAAGTTTAGTATTATCGAAACCAAACTTAATATCTATATAGTAAGAATCAAACTCATCAATTAGATCAAGCGCTTTAGACGCGCTCACTCCTTTTATTTCCTTTTGAATCTTCCCAGGTGGTCGAACCATTTTTAATTCAAATCTCCGGATATTATCCTTGTGTTTTAGTCTTTGGAGTGCGTTTTCTTGGATTATTGGTTCCATATGGAAGGTGAATTTTCCAATTCTTTCAAAATAATATTTTGCTCCTCCAGCTCCTATACTGTAGCGACTTCTTTGTAAAACAAGGATTTTATGATCTGGATCATATAGGAATCCAACTTTTTCCCCCAGACCTTGATCCTCTTCAAAATTAATGGGTTCAATATCTCCGTTCAACTTCGCTTTTTCAGGCAATGTTTCGTTACTCATGCGGATCTTCATGAATGATCCAAACCATCTGTCAGAACTCCTCATTAAATCATGAACTCGATTGGGGATCTTATATATATTTCTTATTCTTGCTTCTAAGCTTAATTCACTGATTTCATTTAAAACAGAATCTAAGGTTTTGTCCTTTTCTTCATGAGATATCTTGAAAAAATCGAACTTTATTTCCATAATTGATTCTCCATTCCTATATTCAAGGTCAAATTCAACTAAAATATAGTTCTATGATCCCTGATTATGGAACGTTTGGCAATTGGAACAAATGTTCTTTGTAGAGAACATACGTTCCCTATACGTAATTATACACAATATCTCTATATAAATCTAGTCATTTATTCCACTGCTAAACCCGTTACGTTTGCCCGTTCTGCTGGAGATGTATCTTGCACTTTTACCGACTCCACTTTTGTTGTAACTTCCAATCCAGTAGCCTGTGTAAGTATCTCTGACACCTTAGCAGCAAGAGAAGATACCGCCTCCTTAGCAGCCGCTTGAGTAGCTTCTTCGTTTGGTTGTGATTCTGTAACGATAGCCTTTGTTTTGGAGTTGTACTCCAAATATGCCTTTTCTATCGCGGATCGAATCTCTACTGCCGATACAGTAATGCCCTGTTCTGCCAATCGCAATGTAGTATATTGCAAAGCCTCCTGAAGCTTACGCTCTCCCTCAGCTTCTTTAAATACTGTTTGAGCAAAAGCAAAGCCCTCTCCAGCAATTTTATGAATCACTTCACGTTGCGCTACCGTTGTACGCGCTTCTAGCCACACGTTAACCTTAGTTTTGAGTTTGTTCAGACCTCCTAAAACAAACGCTGTAAGCACACCCGCAGCTGCTGTAGCAATGGTATTTACGTAAGGTTGTACAGTTTCGATAATCGTTTGCATAATTACTTTTCCCCTTTCGTTTTCAACGACGCGATTTTATTTTTTGAATCCCAGGACACTACTGCGCCGTAAGCCTCTGCAATAGGTTTGAGTTGTACGTATGCGGTACCCTGTACAAGTTGGACCATTTGCAACTTGGCTCCGTTTAGATAAGCTTCCTTGTAGGCATTATCCCAGTGATATGACAGCCCCATAGCATTAGCAAGCATCCTCAGCGGTACATATGTCCTGCCATCAAAGAGCAGCGTCTTCCCTGCCTGTTTGCCATTTATGACGAATGAACCGGGCGCGACTGTCTCCGGCTGCTCAGACCGTTTTGTGAAACATCCGCGCAGTTCGTTCACCGTTCCATCAAATTCATTCAGATCAACGTTACCAGCAATTCCTTTGACCTTACCGCTATCGCTGTACTGCCAAATATCCCAGCGTTTCCACGTCACTGTATCGCTCGGTACGTGCGTTTCACTATAACGGGCTATCCATAGTGGGTAACCGCCTAATGAGGCGTTAAAATTGGCGGCAAAGGCATTACCTGTATAGATAATGGCCTTGCGTCCTGTAAGTCGCTCCAACTCGAGCAAGAAGGACAACGCTACAGCACTAATAAGTGTTTTAGACAGGTTCCCAGGATTGTTTTCATAGTCCATTACAAGCGGCAAGTCCAATGATTTCCTACCACCTACCTGTTCCAATACCTCTGCAAAATGCCTTGCTTCCGCTTTCGCTGCCTCAACACTGGTGGCATCTAAAAAATGATAGGCCCCCAACAACACGCCTGCTTTCTTGGCTTCTTTTGCATTTGTAATGAATGTTGGGTCAACATAACGTTGCCCCTGACTTGCTTTAATGAAGGCAAATGAAATACCGTCCGCTTTAACCGCCTTCCAATCAATCTTTCCTTGATAACGGGATACGTCTATTCCTTGGGCATTACCTTTTTTCCTTGCTTGCATCTTCCCTATCCCCTTCCTGACTTCCGCTTTTACTTTTCAGAACCTCAACCGCTTGCCGGATCACTGGTGGAATTGGCGCTCCAAGCCTGCCACCGTTCTCAAGAATCGAAAGCAGCTCATTTGCCATATAAAAATAGGCGACTGCATCCCGGAATAGGTGCGAATCGCCTAAGACTCCATCAATTAGATGGGATACTGCTACCATTGCAAAGATAAAAACCTTTCGGGCAATACCGATCAGGCCAATCTTACTCTTTAAACCTGGCCCGGTACCCTTCTTGCCTTCTGCGCCAGCAGCAAATAGTCCTGTCACATAATCAATGATGACCAGTGCCAGCAACACCCCCAATACTCCTGACCACCCACCATAAAAATACGTCACCGCACTACTTCCTAAAGCAGCGCTAAATTTAAAAACCTCCCACTTATCCACCTTGCTTCCCCCGTCTCTTCGTTCAGGAAACTTTTCCTGAGCTATCATCGTCTACTTTCTGTTCCTTTTCTTCCTGAGTCTGTATCTCTGTTAATGCATTTCCTACCGCAATATCCAAACCTATTAGTATTTCTTTTCGGCGTGCTGGCTGTGAAGCGATTACGGCAGAAATAACCTCAGTCAATTCTTCAACTGGTCTTGTTAAATCTAGTTGTATGTCCAATGTAGATTTTATCTTTGCCACAGGTTTCATCACCTCCCTCAGACACAAAAAAAGACACCTTTAGTTTGCAGATGCCTTTAATTGCTCCTTATTATAAATTTTCACTAGCCATTCACGGCCTAATTGAGTAAATCTACGGTGATAGATCACTTTACCGTTATCAAGAACTTCTTGTTTGATTTCAACATAGCCGCAATCCGCATATCTGCTATACAACAACCATGTGTCATTCTGCCTGAATTGAATCTTTCGATTGCCTAAATCATGGTTAAGAGCAATTGCTGACTTAAATCCGAGTTCTTTGGCAATCTCTGTAGCAGTATAGGTTTTGTTAACATGCATTAGGATTGCATTTGTCCTTTCCGCCTGTACTCTGGCAGCGCGTTCTTCCTTGAGCTTAGTCAGTAGTTCAATTCCAAAGTCAGGATTATTAAGGATATTGTCGATCACATTATCCGTAGCATATATTCCATGCTTCCTGATCGACGGCAGTATTTCATCAGCTACCTTAATCTGAAAGGCTTCTGCTACTTCATTTTTTGTGCTTTCATTGCTAAGCGATAAAAGATATTTTCAGGAATAAATTCAGGCAGGCCAACTTTCCCAACTTCATCACTGTGCCCACTTGTGGGTACGCCAAAATCTTGCAGGTACCCTCTCACTCGCTCCCACCTTACAACTTTATTGCCACTAGCTGCTGAACGAACAAACCCAAGTCCACGGGAAACATCCTCTAAACTCAATTGTGCCGTTCCGTTTCCATCAATAAAACCTCGTACTCCGTGAATTGCATGTATATCCATACCTGTTCTCACCTTTCTTTGAACGCAAAATAAGCCCCTGAGTTACCAGAGGCTTTCATACTTATATCTTAAATTGGTTCTGCTGTTATAACGCTACGGATTTTAAAACCCCCTACGTTATAACAGGATTGTGAAGCACACTACCGAATATAGTTAAAAGATATTCATATAGAATAACAACTCGGGTACAGGGGGAACTATGCCAAAAGTTATATTAAGTAGAAAAGGATTTGATGAAAAATCCGGAGGAAATGCAAGCGTTATACAAGACGGAAGACTTATCCCTTTTCCGATTCCGAGTGCAGAGTCTGGTATGTATTACCGCGATTTTTTCTTTGACCATGGATTCCACTTCCTAGATGTCATGAAAAACCTCGGAATCAATCAATTTTCAGAATGTCACCTTGATCCAGATTTAATTCGCTCAGTCCTTCCAAAGAGAGATATTGATTGGAAACCCGCCTTCGGCCAGGCCGGTACTGCTGAGAAAATATTGCGTAACGAAAAAATCGGAAAGGGAGATATTTTCATCTTCTTCGGCTGGTACAAAAATATAGACAGAGTCGGAAATAAATTCAAATATAGAGAAGGATCATCAAAAAATAAAGGGTTCCACTCTATATTCGGTTATTTAGAAGTAGGGCAACGAATCGACTTGTCGTCGATGAATGTACTGATTCCGGCTTGTTATGCGAAACACCCACATGTTTATGAGCGGCACAGGCTACAAAAACCGAACTCTCTCTATATATCCTCTAACCAACTTTCTTTCGATCACACAAAACCTGGTGCTGGAGCATTCCACTTCCACGACGATCTTAAGCTAACACGCGCTGGTTGTACAAAAAGTAAATGGAGGCTTCCTTTGCTCTTCAATGAGCTTTTAGTTAATTTTAAGGCAAATATTAACGTGGAACAATTGCACGAAGACAGCGTTGACTTGTCTATCAACGGTCGAGGTTCTCAGGAGGTTTTCATTTCCTCAGATACACGCGTTGTTCGATGGGCTCAAGAACTCATACGAGGCTCTGTTATACAGATATAAGTTCGTATTCATACAATACTGGACTAGCAGGATACGATCGTTAAATATCGCATATTGTTGAGCAAGGGCTATAAGTTGACTATTTTTAAAGCAGAAGCTGTTCAAAAGGCTTGGGGCGAAATATTCTTAGAGTTGGAAAATAAAATGTTCAGCTTAGATGAAACCAGACCTATCTTGGAGCGATATACAGTTGAACTTATTAATAGTCATTATTGCGAAATTTGCGTACCGATTCAATAAACGTATTAAAGCATAGGGTTGTTTTTATTATTGAAGGCAGTCTAAAGTAAAAGCCCTCTGTTTAAGAGGGCTTTTGTGTATACAGTATATTATTTGTTTGTTGCTGGATAACTACGGATTTATTTAAGGGAAGCTATAGCTTTATTTATTTCTTCTAGTTCAGTCTTATATTTAGCTATATTTGTTTCAGCTTCTTGTATATTTTTCTTCGTTTCTTCAACATTTTTTTCTCTGATTTCCGCAAACTTATCTGAAGTAGATTCCGTCTTCTTAGAAGAAATCTCAAGAGACTTCACCATATTTCCCTTGTCACTTTCTGTATCTGTTACAAATTTCTCAAGTTCAGCTTTCCTCTCTTCCAACTTAGAAATAGGCCATCCTTGGTATTTACCTGAGACAGTTTTCACTTCAGCATTTGCTTGTTGTGAAGAAGAATTATTCGATGAATCAATTTGAATTGTCTTTCCATCCACTTTTAAGTTCACTCCTAAAGAGTCGGTTACAGCTCGCAAAGGTACGTGCGCCTTCCCGTCAACGACTATGGCATTTTCGGAAAGTGAATTTCCATTTACCTTGACTACATATTCCCCAGCGACCTTCTCTCCGACTAAAGATTTGATTTGATCCGCAAATGCACTGCCAGCCGTAGCAACAACCGCACCAATCAATACACCACTAAGCAAATAAGACCATTTCTTCATTAACCGTACCTCCTGCATAGTATATATGTCCTAATATTACCATCGGCAGAAGATACAGTAAACATCATGTTGTCGAGCTACTAGAACTTCCGCCTGCTGGAATATTGACGGTGACTACCGTTCTTCCTTGACTGTATAGTTTTAAATTTCTAGTACCCGGATCAAAAGTTGCATTAATGATTAAACCGTTAAAAAGATCGCCGCGAATTTCTCCAATTTCATTTTGTAAACTGGTCAATTTGTTCTGAACGCCTTCAACGGCACTTATCTTTAGTCCGCTTACTGTCGCATTACTGAAATCTACTTCACCGTCAAAATAAACCATGTCATCTGTGGATTTGATATAAACTCCAGCCATATTCCCTAAATGGAACCCATCTGAATCTCCGTAAGCCGATCCTCTTGGACTTCCGTTATCCATAAACAAAAGAGCAGCACCATCATTATACTGACCTAAAGAAATGGACTCCCCCCCCCTTGAGTTATAAGCAGTCAAGCCATTGGAGTTTATCTCTATTCGTCTGCCTTCCTTGGCTGTACGGAATAAAGCTCCTGTAATAATACCGCCTTCTATTTCATTACCAATCAGTTTACTACCTCGTATTGTACTTGCAGTAACTGTACTAGCCTTAATATCTGAAGCATTCATTTCTGAATTGTCTATTTGTCCTGTCAACTTAATGGATCTAGCAACTACATTACCCTGCATATCTACCCGAAATGGAGCAATAGTATAATCGTCATTTCCTGCACTGATCCCGTTTGTATTGATTTTGGTTACATTATTACCACTACCAATCACCAAGGATACAAAGTTACCGAGTTGCCCGACAATCTGTTCAGCAACAACACCACGTGCTGTAATTGCTGTCCTTGCTGTTTTCCCTCCATCTGTTGTTAGGACTACCCCGTTTGAAGTCATAATAACTTGGTTCTGAGCATTGGTCTTGTCCTGTAGGATTATTCCGCGTTGATCGTACTTGATTTCTGTTTTGGATTTATCAATATCAATCACGGCCTGCTTTGCATAGGATTCAAATACTTCCGTTCGGATCTTTCCATTACTAAACAAGTTATTGATAATATTTTTGTTCCGCTCCAGGTCAGAAATGATATCGGCATAGTCCCGTAAATTGACATTGGATATCGTAGGCTCGCTGTGTTTGTCACGGCTATACGGATATTCTGTAAGCTCTGTGATCCGAGCTTTGAGTTTGTTCATATCCATCGCTGGATCAATACACATTACCGTGTCACCTAAATGTGGTTCTGGCTCTGTATTGTCAATTTTAAATAGGTCAGCCGTAGACACAGTAACTTCTAGCGTTACATTCTCTTGCTCTCTGAGAGCCTTGCGAGTAGCTTTAAGCAGCTCCTCAGGTTCTTCAATATCCTGCTCTATGATTTCCCCATCGTAAAAAGGAACCGAATCGCTGGCCCAATACTGGGCATAAGGAGATATCAAATAGTTCACTGCCAGCTTTCCATTTACAATCGTTCCTGGTACGCCGGAAAGCAAACTCCGCTCCTCGTCGGTCAGTCTGGACGCATCCATTCCAATAAACGTCCGTCCATCCTTCATTTGTGCAAACATCCGGGTTACAAGAGATTCGCCCTTATCCTTAAAGGAACTGGATACAATGTTCTTTTTAAGCCGGTACTGTAATCCGCTGTCGGTTCCAACCTTTTTTCTCAGGTTGATAGTGAAGTTGTCTGGTTCGACCTCGCACTCATACATTTGAATGATCTTGTTAAGCGCTTCAAGACAAGTGCCTCGCCCAAAGTCCTTAACATCGTGTAGATCGAACGTGTCATGGATAACAAACTTGAATCGTCCACTTGTAGCAGCTGTAATCAGGTCTGTAAGCTGGTTGATATGGATACCATAGGCTTCTGCAATGTATGAAGCATATGGAAACTTGTAATCATTGAGCTTGAACATAACGTGATTACAATAAATATTGGCAGTCAGCTTTTTTCCCTCGCGTGATCGGCTACGAGACTGAATGACGTAAAATTGGCCACGCTCGTCTTGAACGTGGCCTTTGATTGCTATCTTCTCCCTATAGTCTTCACTGGTCATTGGAACCATGAAGATTAATTCATAATCACTGTTAATCCTGCGCCGCCGCTGAATGTCGTAGCTATCTACTAGCGTCCCAACGCGCCGCATGTTTTTATCAAACACTTGCATAGTTGGAGTAGGCATAATCCACCTCACTTAATATAAGAATTTATCTCGGTGTGTAATGCGGAACAAAACCGTCCGACCTGTCTCCGGGTCCGTCCAGGTCAGGTTATTATTGCCGAGATTCAAATCGAAGAAATCACCATTGTAAAGATGCGAAACGTTCTGACCATTTCTCATAATTTTGAATTTCCCTGCATCTATAGTAATGACTTCACCAGGACGGAATACGTCCGTAAACTCAATATAATCTGTATGGAATCGGCTGGCCTCGGCTGGCTGCAATCGTCCCTCTCCCGACATAGGTGAAGCTTGTAGAATAATTTCACGAGTATACTGTGCATCTGTTACGCGTCCATCGCCGGACATTGGCATAGCCTCTAAGTCATAAGACCGAACAAAATCGGATTGCGCCCGGCCTTCGCCTGAAAGTTTCACGCCTGCGGTCATATCTAAATTAAAATCCAATATATATTCTGTGACCGTTTCTGTGTCCGTGACATTGAATGACATTAGGTTAAATGCATTGTCAGTTTCGGCCCCGCTAATCTCTTTACGCCAGGAATACATTTGTGCCTGACCGGATAAATGAGCGGACAAATCTATTACATTCCCATCCGTTGAGTTGCCCGAATTAAGAGCAAGGCCATTAAATCCACCTGTATTAAACATAGACCTCCCTCCTAAATTAAGTCCTTCTTTGCCCGATACATGTAAGCCTCATTTGAGTGTTATAAACATTGTGGCCTTCCGTATCACTTTGAAAGACTTTAAATGATATTACGTCTCCTGCTGCTAGATATTGTTGATCATCCATCGTTAAAAATGTGACCAATCCCGTACCCAGACCAGCTCCTTGGCGGGTAGTTAAGTTGCTACCATTTTTGTACACTGTTATATCAGCGATTTTATTATTTGGAAGGCTCTCTATCGTGGCCAGGCAATTGATGTGATACCAGCCGCTTTTACTAATAAGCACCGTGTTTCCAACGCGCATATTATAGCTGTCTTCCATCACTGTAGTGACGGGTACGTCAGCAGGCGCGGAATTAGCTGGCAAGGTGTATCCCCCGCTTCGAAGGTACACAAAAGGCGTATTTCCGAATATTTGACCTGATAATGGCGACTTTTCATCCGTTGTACCTTTTGGAACAGTTCCAGCCACGACGATAATAGAACCCAACTGCGACTGTATACCTGTAACATTCCCGGACCCTGTGCAATTTTCGATATAGAACCAAGAACGGGCATCTGCTGCAATGCCGATATTGCGATTCGATATTTTACAGTTTACGATCCGTGCATTAGCATCATAGCTACTAATACCGTGCTGGCTTGCGGAAGCACCTTCAATAACGACGTTTTCGATCAAAGTTCGATTACAATAGACCAGAGATATACCAACCTTTTCAGTTGTTGTGATTGTCATGTTGTAGATGCCTGCACGGTTTGTAAAATTGTCTAATGTGACAGATTTAACCTTGTATAAGCTAGCATCTTCTGTTTCTCCCTTTAGTTCCAGCGTCTGAGCACGCAGCTTGTGCTTCATCTCAACATCTTCATCATACGTTCCTGGTAACAGCACAATGGAGAACCGGGACAGGCTTATAGGTTTCATGACGCTTACTGCTTTAGCAATGGTCTTGAACGCCTTGGCCTTAGTCAGACCATCATTAGAGTCTGAACCGTTAACAGCATCCACGTAATATATAAAGGCATCCGTTAGCTCCATGCCTTGTAATTTATCGTCAATGGCTCCAATGTTTTTTTGTACTGCTCGCAAGTCGGACGCGGTAAAATTACGTGCCACCACAGTCCCGGATGCCCAAGCACGCGCTACACCTTCAAACCCGCGCATACAGCCTTTAAGCGTGTTATCTTCTATGCTTGTATATGTGATCGTTTCCGCTACATCCCCATTGCCTACAACCGCTATACCCTCACCTTGAAGCAATACAGCAGCGTTGGTTACCTTGATTTCGGTCTGGGTCGCGTTAATGATTTCAGCCAGTTCAGTCCGTGGTGAATTTGCTACTGGAGCGTACATTTTTTCCATAATTATTCCCTACCCCTCGTCAATCGAAATCTGACCAGACATAAAACGAAGTGTGTCATTAGTTTGGACTGTACGCGGCGTTTTCACGGCTCCGTGATACATTAGATTGCCCCCTGTTGCTGCGGTGCGAATACCAATATGGGTAACCAAGCCCCAATCAGCCGTTGCAATCGGGAAAGATACATCTGCCGAACTGGCTGCAACTGCCCTACGGTCCGCAATGACCGGTGCATCAAACGTTACAGCACGCCGTACATATCCGCCTCCCATCACTTCCTGTCCTGTATCTGCATCCGTTGGATTGCTTGTGTATAGGGCGATATATACGGTCTGAGGGGCTGTAAAGTTTGTTCCCCTTAAGGCTGCATTAATACAGGCCGTTTTCCACCAATTACTTTTACTTAAAAGTATGTCCGCCAATGTAAAGACCCCCTACTCAATTAGATATTCATTTGCAATTCGAAAATTTCGTATGTCGTTTTCACCAATGTTGGTCAGAACGATAACAGGACTTGCCCGTTCGTCTCCAACTGACGTAACTGAAACGGTTTGCGGCGACTGTGTGATGGTCACCTCTTTAATGTTCTCCTCACTCTCGGGAAACGGATGTTCACCCATTTTGATTGGTATGGTTAACTCTCCATCCCAAAGTATTTTTTCGATATCTAAGGTTCCGGCATAGCGTCCAATATATCGCCTTCCTGGTAAGTCCGAAAAGGTGAATACGATATCCCCTTTTTTGGCATTAAAAAGAGCCGCCACTTGGGCGACTCTCCTATGGTAATCAAGGGTTGTATCATCAGCCATTAGAACGCATTCGAGATTGATTGTTCGCGCTCCATAGGTACTGCCAAAATCCAGCTCTCCATCCCTCTCAGCTATCTCAAGGCTATGGTCTTTTGTCGGCGGTAACACAGGTATATTGTGAGTTTTAAGCCCTAATCCAATGGATTTAAAGGACTTGCCATCGACAGTAGCATCAATCATTTAGGATTTACCTCCCCTCACTTGCAACCTCCGCACTAGGTTATCTCGTTCGGTCCAAAATACCTTTGCTGCGGACTCATCTTCAATATAAGTATCTCCTGAAGTTACTGTGTAGTAATTGTTGTTATACTGCGGATTTGTCCCCTCCCCCAAAGCCATGGAGAAATTCGGCATAGAGAAATCAAGCCTTGGCATTTTGAAACTAATGAGGTTAAACAGGTTACTTTGCTGTTGATCGTTCAGATACATTTCTCCAGCCTTTGCAATTACCGGAACCTCTGCACCTCGATCCCCCTGAACGATCCCGCCAGAATGGAATTTTTGAAGCTTGCCTGTATCCTTCTTAATGCCATACTTATTCCGCAGAGCAGCATTTTCTTCGTGCAGCTTGCCCTTCTCAGCAGTGCCTGCCGAGTACCATTTATCAATATTGGAATTGTATCGCTCCAGGTCGCTATCCTTTTGTGAAAATGAAGATCCAGTATCCAAGGAAGCAGATATTGAAGTAGCATTGATTTCAGCCATTTTCATCTGATAGTCTAAGATGAATTGATCCAACTGGCGCAAGATTTCTGCGTTCTTCTCAGATTCCTTTGAAATCTGCGTATTTTTCAGATCTTCGGATTTGGATTCAACGCCATCTGAATACTCATCGAACTTACTGGTGAGTTCATCATAGTGCTGTTTTGCTGCTTCAATCTGGTCATTGTAATCCTTTTCTCGCTCAGTCTTCTCATCTTGAATCTTTTTCTTTTGGTCCTCCAAGCCACGCTTTACCAGCGTGCGGTTATGTTCCCGTTGCATATCCTCAATGTCTTTCTCGGTTTGTTTGCGCTCAGCGATACCCTCGGGACCAACGGCGGATTGGAGCAAGGCAAGACGTGCTTGTTTCTCCGCCATAGCACGATCATAGTCCTCGTCTTCATTCGCGGTTTGCATCTTGGCAAGCAAGTCGTCTATGGCCTTGATTTTAGCATCCTGAGCTTCGACAAAAGCATCCCGCTCCGCTTCAATCCGTTTGACTTCCTCATCACGAGTCTTTTCAAGCGCTTCCTTTTCCTTCTTGGCAGCTTCAGTAGCGGCCTTCTTCTGATCCTCCAAAAGTTGCTTCTTCAAGTCATGGACCTGTACATCAATTTCCATACGTTGCTCTGATCCCTCTTTATAAAGAGCCTGCATTTTTGTCCATGCATTGAACTGATCAGAAACAGAAATGGCTTCCATGCTTTTTTGGTAATTAATACGTTTCTGAAAATCGGATAGGAATTCATCTTCCAATGCCTTGCGCTTCTCATAGATTTTCTGTTGTAATTCAAAACTCTGTTCGGCGGTACGATCTTTAGCCTTACTCATGCGGATATAAGCATCGTATTCCATTTTTAAAATAGCAATTTGGCCTTGTCCTGCCATTTCCATTTTGGAAGTCTCTTTATCAATCCATTTTTCTGAATTTTGATATCGAAGCTCATTGTACTTGACAGTAAGATCGTAAATTTGCTTTTGGATATCTCTCCGGTTTGCTGGCAGCAGGTAGGCTTTATTTTGTTCTTTGGTATAGAAATCAAGAGATGATCTGGTCATTTCGATTTCTTGCTTGTTGGCCTGCCGCATGCGTTCGTTTTTCTTTTCTAGGTTGGCGACATCTTCTTCGTAGCGAGAATCATTCAATTTCTGAATGTCTCGTCCCCACTGCTTTAAGGCATCCTTGTCTTCCGTGAGGAATTGCTTATGCCGCTGCCCCAATCGTTTGTACCCTGCAACCTGTTGATCTATAGACCATTCATTACGTTCAGCGATGTATTTGAAGTTGTCCATATCATCGCTGTAAGAATCCTTACGAGCCTCAGCAGCTTCCTTGGCTGCTTTTTCAGCCGATTTTTCTGCATCACTCTTTCCTTTTCCCCCTTTTTTATCTTTGCTTGATGAATCACTAACTCCAAATTTAGGATCTTTGTAGAGCTTCGATAAAGCGTTAATCCGAGTGTCAAAGGATTTTGCTTGATTTTCATATTCAGTGTATATTTCATCAAGCTTTTTTTTGTTATCCAGTTTTTTCTTATCAACATCAAGTTGATTCTTGAAAGGAGCGTTTAAAACTGATCTAATGCCAGTCATGCTATTAAGTTCAGTTTGTCTTTTCGCAACCTCCAACGAACTCTGAGCCATCACACCATTAAGAGCAGCTTTTAATTGAGCTAAATTTCTAATAGCCTCTGCTTCAATGCTATAAGCTTTTAATCGTTCATCGGTGGATACTTTTGTGTTAAACGCTGAAGCCTTCTCGGATTTCAAATCGTCGATTGCTTTCTGAATTTTTGCTTTTCGGAGAACTTCCACAGCATCTTTTTCAAACTTCCATCCATCGCTCGTCTTATATATCTCTGCTGCAAGTTGAGGATATTTTAATATTAGGTCCGTGGCAGCAGCGGCGTTGAGAGACTGTCCTTTTGAAAGGTCGCTCAAGAGATTATTCATCTCAGATACTGCAGTGCCATTGCCTTGAATTTGCTCTCTTAAATCTGCTAATGCTTCCGCCTGAGCTTTGGCACTTTCAGCTGCTGTACCCGACTTCCCTGCAAATTGATCAACCGCATCAACTGCAACTTGGCCTAGCTGCACTGCGACTTCAGCGGCAGAGGCAGCAAGTTTATGGTTCTCCTTCTCTAAACCATTTACTTCGTCCTGGAGCAGCTGAACGGAGTTAGAAGCTTCGTCCAAACTCTTTCCAGTAAAAACGTTTTTAAAGAACTCTCCCATTTGTGAAGCTAGGCTGTCTTTAACTTTAAGGAGTTTCTCTTTTGTTTGCTCCAATTCTTCGGTGTTCTTTTTCAACTGATTGTTAATCTCATTTTGTTGATCGGTAAGCATGTTCTTTCGCGCTTCATTTTGCTTTGTAATCAGTGTGTTCAAAGCGTCAACTTGTATTTGTACGGCCTTTTCACTAAAGTTAGCGGATTCAAGCTGTTTAGCTCCATCCTTGCCTACTGTTATAATTAATGCTTTTGTGACCTCTTCCAGTTGTTTTTTTATTTGAGTTTGCCTCTCGATTGAGGTACCGCTAATTTTAAGCGAATCAGAAAGCGATTTATGAGCATTAACAAGTTTGGGAAGCAAGTCAATTTGTCGCTGATACTGACTTATCATTTGTTGAGCTGCCGAATCTTCATCTTTCAAGTTTTGCGCTCTTTCACGCGCTGCTTTTTCTTCTTTTCCACTTTCCCAAATGACAAGAGCAATTGCCCCAGCCAGCAAAGTCAAACCTGCTGTAGCAGCAGCCATCGTTACAGTGGATAACGCTTGCGCCCTAGTCATAGCTGTAGTTGCAATTGTTGCCTCTGTTGTTGCAGCAGTGGATGCCTGAGTTGCTGCGCTACGTTGGACGGTAGACAATGTTGCTCCTTGAGAAGAAACAATATTCACTTCATTGGCTGTAGTGTTGGCAGCAACAGCCACCGTTTCTGCAACCTTAGCTGTTGTAAGTACTTTCACAGCAGCTACTACATTCATAATTGGCCCGCTGAGGGCTTTATAAGCTAGAAGTAAACCTCCAATAGCTGCCGTACCCTCAAACACACCAGACGGTACTTTGGTAAGGCCAATAAGCAGTTGGTCAATCGCGTCCAAGACATTCTTGATCATTCTTCTTAGCCCGTCGTCGCCTGCATTGTTAAATATCTCAAGCAAAGATGCCTTGGTTTGTGCTGCTTTACGCTGAATGGTATCCATTTGTACTTTGAGGTACTCCATTGTAGATCCCGTGGAACCAATAGAGGCCGCTGTACCAAGTAGAATATCCCCCGCGTTCAGAGAAGCAGCTAATTTAGCATATTGATATACGCCGCGTGAAATATCAGCGTAGGATTTCGTAAGGTCATAGTTTTTGTCGATTACTTTGGTGGATAAGTCCAGTAAGATATCTTCTGCTCGTCTCCACTGTTCCTGTCCGTTAACGACTTCCTTGGTTGCAACGCCTAAACGCTCAATTTCTCCAACAGCCTTGTCTGTCCGAATTGTACCTAGGACTGTCTTCCACATGTTCCCTAAGTTTTCCCCGCTGAGAGCCGTGTTACGAACACCTGCTGAAATCAAGCCGTTCATAAAATCAAATGAAACGCCTGTTTCTGCCGCTATCTTACCTGTCCGTTCGAAGGCAGCTCCCAAGTCTCTCGCTGGTGCCATCGTATCATGGGCAACCTTGGACCAAGAATCCAGAACGCGCCCACCCAACACCATAGCGTCATTACTGTCCTTGATTTGCACTCCATACTGAGCAAATGTAGACTCCATTGATTTTGTCGCATCTTCTAAGGACACAAGGTCAACAGTGGAAAGCATTGTAGACTTACGCACCATTTCCTGTACTACGCCTGCATCCTTATACATCCGTCCCCAAAGACGTGCTGATTCGGTAACATCCATGATTTCCGAGCCAAGGTCATGCGCCGTTCGAATAAATTTGGTCGTCTGGTCATGAAGCTTTTCGGTGTTCATCACCATTTCTTTGGTGCCTTCGTTGTACTCCAAAAAATAGTGCTCATTGGTTTGGATATAACCCGCCATGTTGGACTCAATACCAACTAATCCCTCTTTAAGTGCCTCCTGCGCTTTATGCATAGCTGCGTATGCTGTATTAAATACCAGGGCATGTGTAGCCATATCTCCTACACGACTCATCCAATTAGGAGTTGTATTAAAAGTCTGCTTCATTTGCGCTTCGGTTTGGCTCAGTGAACGACGGATCTTCTGTTCTTCTTGAAGCACCTTTTCGCGAACCTGTGCTTCTTTCTGCTCTCTAGCGCGCAGAGCACTTAGCCAGAACTTTTCATAATCCTGTGCGTTTTTCCTCGCCTGCTGCGCTTCCTTATCCGCCATTTGTTGCAGCTTTATGCGGATAGCCTGTTCTTGCATAAGAACACGTTCACGCGTCTTATCATCCGTTCCTGCCCCTGAAACTTTAGCAGCTCTCTGCCCGGTTGATGTCGCCTTATTTTGAAGGGCCTCCATCCGTTTTAGATGCTCTCGTTCCTGCTGCTCAATTGCATCCTCACGCTTTTTTACAATGGCCTGCTGTGCTCTGAGTTTCTCGTCGGTTATCTTATTCGCCTGGTCCAGTTGATTCTTCCGAGCATTATTTAATTCTGCCTGTGCAGTACGCTGCTTTACAAGAGCTTCGGATTCAGCGAGAATCTTCTTCCGTCTGTCTTCTGCACTCAAAGCAAACTTATCCGCACTACTAGCTAAGGATTTGAAATTTTTCTCACTGATTCCTAATTCAGCATTTAGAAGTTTAAACGATTCAGCATTGGCTCTTGCTCCATTGTCGATAACCTTGAATGCAGGTAATATCTTGCTGGTATCCAGGTTTATTCGTGCGCCTACTACGTCCTTATTTAAGTCTGCCACTTAACTCACCTCACAAATGGTTCAGGAAAAGTTTCCTGACCTAAATACAGAAAAAGAGGCATCCTGCATGATTGCGGATGCCTCTTAATTTACTTGGCGAAGAAACCAAGATCAGATAACGTCTTGACCTTCTTCGGCTTTTTGTTTTCCACATTGCCACCGTGAAGAATGATTTCAAATTCCCGGTTTCTGTTCTTGGCTTTCATGAGCGCTCTAATCTTTGGAATGGTCATATTAGGCCACTCTGAATCAGAAATACCATTACTCACGCATAAAGCCCAAAGTTCTATCCAGTCCGTTTCCCGATCATCCTCAGTAACCTCTTGGTCGTCTTCGTCGTCAGGCTCATAATCTTCATCAGGTGGAAACGACTCCTTATAGAAATCGTTCTAAGAGGCCGTCCAACTCCTTAATGCCCTCTTCGTCTACATTCTCGTATTCTTCCTCTGTCAGTCCTTCTACCAACACAAGATTAAAGGCTTCCTTATGCAATGCCTCAACTTTAGGCCAATCGACCTCGGCTCGATCTTCTGTGGCATCCCATTTTTCACGTCCAATCGAAAAAGAGAACTTATACTCATTTCCACTCATAAGTTGTCGCACCTGACGGATCAGAGCGATAGTTCCGATTTTAACGTGTTTTACAATTCCCTCACCAAGAGGGATTTCCGTCCCGATATTAAGTGTTTTATCTAACTGTTTGTCTGTACTCATTAAATTTCCTCCTCAATGTATGTAACCCCCAACCTGATTCGGCAGAGGGTTGGGTTTAATTGTTGGTTAGATACCGAAAATGATTTCTACAGCGTAGCCGTTAGGATTTTCTGGCGTGATGTCCGGCTCCATGATTTCCAGCGACAACGTGTTACTGGTAGGTTTTTTACGTTCTTGAGACACGTCCAATGTACCACCGCCAAGTGCTTTCCAAATGGTAAGCTGGCATGGTACCTCCTTACCATCCCGATCATCCACCAGAGAGAAACGGTGAACCAGTTTAAATGGTTTTGGACGGCGTTTTCCACTCAAACTGCTTCGTGTTGCATTTTCTTTCGACCATTTAAATGTAACGACAATCAATTTGCCCTCATTCGCGACATCGGATTTGATTGTGCCATCAGCAGTGATAACGTATTGTTCTGCTGTAGGAGTTGAAGCAACGCGAGTCAGCTCAGTGAGTTCACTCGCACTATCTTTTAAATAAACCCTGTCGCTTGCAGCTACTAAGGTTCCACCAAATTTCGTCGGAGCCTTGATTTTGTAACCATCAGTTGTATTCAGGAAACCTTGTTCCGTTTCATCGAAAAACACTGTCCCTTTCTCCGATTCAGCACCTTGAGATAACTCTGCTAGGATGTCCGAGTAGCGCGGTACCTCCATAGAAGCTTTGTCTCCTAAATCTTTGGCTGTGTAGTGGAAAGCGTATCCGCTGTCACCGCCCATCACCTTGTCCCAATCAAATTGAAGTTGCAATGTTACTTTGGAGATTCTTTCATCAAGAAACTTGAGTTTTCCTCCCGTCTCGTACACTTGAACAATCCCTACTCCATCAAATACTAAAGGTTGCATATTTCATCCTCCTCAAAAGTGAACAAAAAAGAACTGATCAGAATTATTTGACCAGTTCCCATAAACGTTTATCAATTTCTGCAATCCGGCGATACTCTTCGGTTTGACCATAACCCTCGATAGGTTCCAAATTCCCCATAATCCCCAGCTTCTTGGAGAGGGTTATCTTCTCCTTGATTAAGCGTTCCAACTCCGAAGGTTTTTCGAGCGCAACCGGTTCTTGAACGCCTGTTTCTTCTGCCATTTCACCTCACCTCAATTCACTCTTAGATAATCCACATCATAGATAGCCTTATAACCTTTCGCCCCTTGGATTCCTGTGGCAAAGTCCGCATCATAGGTTAGAACACAAAGATATGAAGAGAAACCCTGAGCAATCAGCCGCCTACCATGCAGAAGCTTAAATGAACGTTCAAACAGCAGCTTCGCTTCATAGGCTGTTTTGCCGTAGAAATCAATGCAGAACTTACCCTCGAACACCAACGGATTTGCGGCATATCGTCCCGGCATGACGTACTGACAGATATGCGGAACTGTATCCTTGGTTACGGTTATCTCAGGCTCCATACCTTTCGTAAATCGTTTCACGACCTCGGCGGATGGTGACGAAGGAGTGAGCTTCAACATGGTCATAAGTTCTGTGTCTGCTTTTAAGACATTCTGAACAGCATCAATAAGTTGCAGGCTCACTCTCGTACCTCCTTGAAGTATCTGTGATAAGGAAATTCAGTGATCACTCGGCTGATACCATCCAAAATCCGTTTCCGGTTGGATTGGATTGCAATACGCAAAAAGTAGGTTGGAGGTGTGGCCCTAAATGAAGGATCGATGTCTCCGCGCTCCGCAAGTTCCTCCAAGTCCACTCCAGCATATCCCCCGCCTGATTCCTTCATGGTACCGTCGATTGCCCGGTACTTCCCACGGGAACGTCCTACAATGATACGATCGCCTTTCGATCTCAGTCGGTTCCACGCTTCACTGTTCATATAAGTCACCAATCCGGGGTTTTGACTGCTGTCTGCCATCTTGGAGCCTTTACCGAATTGCTCAAGCCATGCTTGCCAGTAATCCGCTGTGATGTCGCCTGAAATCATCTGATTCGCCAGGACAAACATGTGCATTTCCAAGTGGTCCCGAACTGCCGGATAGTACCGTATGCCGCTTTTGGCTGTCAGCATGACCAGTTTCGTTAGCCCGGTAATTTCAACAGCGAGCTTATTCTCCAGATCCTTCGCCGCTTTCGCTGAATCATACCCTGTAATCATCGGCGGTCCTCTGAAAGCTGGACATGCAGCAGATTAGGATACTTTATCCTATCTACCACATCTACCTGGTATGTCTTCCCGCCCATTACAATCCGGTCAGGCGCGGATAGACTTGAGTCTTGAGGGTCTTTTACATCGACTGTCGTCTGTAACTGCAAGGTAAACACGGTACTCGGCAGCAAGCCCGGCTCCTGTTGTCGCAATTGTGCTGTGACATACTGTGCAAAGCAAACAACATCAGCAGCGACCGATGTAAATTCCGCATCGCCCACCGGATTATCGTTTGCATCGTATGCTTGCTGGTATCTCTGAACCTCAATTAAGGCGTTAGTTTTAATCAATGAGCAATACTTGTCCTTCTCCGTTGTTGGACGCAAGGTCTGTACCAAAAAAGAATCATCATTCTCAACTATGTCTCCCTGTTTCACAGGTGATTTTGATGAAAACAGACCATTGTACATGTATTCTTTGCCGATGATCGTTGTCGCCTTGGTATCTCGGGACAGAATGACAATGTCCAGTTTGCCGTTTACAGTACATGGTGAATGCCGATGGGCAAAGTCTTTAAACATCAGTAACGCCGCCCTTCTTTCGTCCGTGTTGGCCCCGCTACACCGAATACCGGAACATTTGTCCCCTGCTGCACTGTTGATATGGACTCGATAAACTCATAGACTTCATCAACAAGCTGGACAGCGTACTTTTTCCAATCAACAACCTGATTTTCAAAGGAGAAGTCAAAATCCTTTTTAGATTTCTTGATTCTTGCTGTCATTGATGGAGCTAGTATAGCGGCAACCATACAAACGGTTGCTGCATATACATAGGTCTGATCGTCACCAGTCAATACAGCATAATCAGGAACAGCTTTTATGATCCTTGACTCTCCAATAGGTAATACAGAAAGAGCGTCTATATCGGCATCGGATATTACATCCTCACCAACGCCTAGACGCCCTCTAATCTCCTCGTAATATGTTTCTGTAGTGAGTATCTTATTAGTTGCCATCTGCTGTACCGCCTGCAGCACTGATAGCCTGTTTCAATTCTTCAATACTCATTTTGGTGTATCCGGGTATTTTCAATTCCTTAGCTGAGGCTTTCAATTCTTTCAACTCACCATCGGACTGAAGAATATCAATTTGCTCAAGTAATTCTGCTTCTCGCGCTTTGGACTGTTCTAATTCGGCCTGAAGTTGCAACTCCCGTTCTGAAGGAGAACCATCAGGAGCCCCATTACCATCTACAATCTCCGCAAGCAATTGTCCAGTTGCGGCATTACGGATTTCATTCTTTGCGATATCTACAAGACCATCAGGGGCATCTGTTACGATGTCCCCCGAATTGTATTGCCCAACAGCATCAACCAATACTCTTACAGTTGTCATAAATTCGATCTCCTCCCTTACGCCACTGTTGCGAAGATATGCCAGTTGACGTATTTCAGACGCGGTAGTACAGTCGCACCATTGATGGCTTGCCATTGATCGGGGTCTCCTTGGATCAACTTAGTCAGTGCAAACTTTCCTGTATGACCGGTGAAAATGTCTTCATAGTTATTCGGGCCGGTCACAAGATCCATAATTGAGCCTGTCATTCCTTGACCGATTATGATTACTGCATTATCTGGAATGAACGGGTAGAATACGCCAGAGTCATCAATGTAACCACCATCGTAAACTTCATACTTAAGACCATTCAAATTTTGGCTGACAATTTCAGCAAGCGAACCGTCAGTGACAACATCTTTACCAAAGGTGTATTTGATCAATTCGCGGATTTTAGCATTCTGCTTCAAATAGATATCGACTTTCTTATTAACAATAATTTTAACAGGACGAGCCCCACTTCCTCGGAATCGAAGTGACCAGCCATCCAAGTCAGCCAATGGATCTGCTGTTTCGGTATTACTCCACAATACGGATGCTGTTGGCTTGTTATTAGCTGGAACACCATAGTCAATCGTTCTGGCTGGTTTGGTGGATGTGGCTGGTACAATAAGTTTTCCTGTTAATGACTGCCATCTCATCCACTCAAACCGAGTTTCGAGGCGAAGGTTCAGACCAACCATTTTCTCGATCATGTATTCTTCGCCCCACTTTTGCTCAAGACTGTTGCCTGGCTTTCTCAAAGTAGCAATCTTTTCACGGTCGATAACAACCTTTTCTCTCCATTCTTGGTTGGTGAAGTTCATGTGTTTCACTACAGGTGGAGTATGAATAGGTGAAGGATCATTCAATCCAGTAGGTGGCGTCATACCCGTGTCGTCATAGGTGATGTCATATTCAATTGTGAGTCCGAGTTCCGGTTTGAAGTCAACTCCATTGGTTAGCAGTTGAGCCCCTCGAAAGCTGTTAATATCCGTTCGGATGTTCTGAACGACTTCCGTAAGGAAATATGGATCAAGTACGTTTGCCATTTATGTTTATCCCCCTTATACAAAGTAGCAAAGCTTCAGCGCTGTTTTAGCTGCTGCATCTAAGCCAGTCAATTTGGATGAATCAAAAATACCTGCAATCCACGCAGATGCCCCAATATCAGAAAGTGTTGTGTCATGATCATTATCAAGGATGCACAAAGCTACTTCGGAGCCGTTGGTTGCTGAGGAACTATAAGCTACCGCTTTATCCTTATCCGCTCCTACTGCTGTTATCTTGCCTATAATCGTCCCTTTTTTCAGTATTCCTTGCCCTTGTTTCAGCAAAATCCCTCCTGGTAGTTTAGCCTGAAGGTCAGTAGACGCTAGAACCTCCGTAAACTCTTGAGTAATAACCTGACCGGGACCAGGAGCACCATTATACTGAGATTGCATCATAATTATTTATCCTCCTTCAGCAGATTACCTCTGCCTGTATTCTTAAGTGCCGCCCGAGCTTCTTCACGAGCCAATGCTTTAAGTTGTTCTGGCGCTTTCTCGCCACCATCATTTTGTGAGTTAGTTGGTGGTGTTCCATTCAGTGCTCCTTCAGGAAGATTTACATCGTCACCTTGTGTATGGCGACCACCACCACCCAAAGCAGCTTGTGCCTGCGCTTCATACGTTGCGCCGATCTTTTCAATTTCAGATATCGGCAAATTAGCTAATGCAGTTTTCATAGCTTCTACATTAAAGGCTTCACCAAGAGCGCGGATACCAGCTCCACATGCTTGTTCAGTGACCTTCACCTTATATGTTGCTCCATCAGCGGCCTGGGCGCTCAACGATGTCAGTCTGCTCAAAATTTCAGTATCATTCTCCACACTTAGCGCCGCCCGGATTTGTCCGAGTACATTATTAGCTGCTGCCAATGCAGTAGCTTGTGTTTGTTGTGCTGCCAACGCAGCAGCTTTTTGTTCGTCTGTCACAGTGTCATCTCCCTGGGCCAGTGTCTCGGCCTGTTCTTTTGTTTGATGCTGTTTAGATACAAAAGCATTCATGCCGCCTTTGTTGCTAAAAAAATAAAAGACACGTCCATCGCCATCAAGCGACTTCGCATCTAAAGGTAGTGGTTCATATTCAGTTTGCTTCGGCTGCTCGCCTTCACTATGTTGTTTCATCGAGAGGGATTCGCGAGTAATTCCAGCTCCTTCATAACCTCCATCAAATACAATAGAGTTCTCCATAATGTATCCGTCATCGGCTAGAACAAGACATTCTTTGTCGTCATACGTTTGTCCACGTATATGCGAGCATGCCGAAGGTCCGTAGTAATTACCACCACAGATACCACAATTATGTTTCGTTGTTACAAATCCTGCCGAGGTGTCAAATATAGTTCCTGAATCAATGCCGGTAGCCAGTTGATCCGTTGAGATCCCATTAGCTTCTAGCCCTTTTGCCATGTAATGATCACCGTAAAGTTCCAGTTCCCCTCCCTCTTCGATAATTCGACTGTCAAAAGTTCTGCCATACGGGAAGGATAAGGCTTCCCACTTCTGCCACGGATGGTCAACCAGCAAGGCAACTCCCTCTTTAACTTGATCAGCCATTTTACGTAGGAAGTTTGGGGTAATCTTCATTTTGTACTTATCAATACGCTTGGTTCCAATGATTCTCGCTTGAAACACATGAGTTTGTTCATCGGTCAATGGGACCAATGCTTTTTGATTGATCTTTGCCAGTTGTTCCGGTGTAGGTTTTGCCATAATGTTTTATTCACCTCCTTCTGGTGGAGTCTGTTCTTCATTTGAATCAAATTCTAGCTTTTTCAGAAGCAAGGGGAGCAATTCGGCTGGAATTTTGGAATTAATACCAAGTGTCCAACGTATTTCTTCAGCAGCTTCCAACGGCGTGATGTAGAAATTCTTCTCCGCTGTGATGTAGTTGTCGATCTTTGAACGACGGTCACGTTCAATCTCATTTTCAGAACGTAGATCAATGGGGAGATAGTCAGCTTCAACTTTTGTTTGAATCCCCTTTACTCTTGCTGACAATGAAAAAGCCCGCTGCCAGAAACGTTTGGTTACGCTCCGCGCGGACTCTACATTTTTGATATATATTTGAGTATCAATAGAGCTGTATGTTTCGGTTGAGCCTTGATGCCTTGAAAGAATGGTCAGCAATGTTTTGAGTGAAGTAGCCATTTGGGTATCAATGATATCAATCAGCTTCTTAATATCAATCATTGGCCCCGAATTACCGCCTTTGAGGTATTCCACCTTTACACTATCCCAGTGGACAAGAGCATCATCTGGATTGAGTGAGTTGAAATGGTTTAGCATCTCATCCATTCGCTCTTTGAGCCATTTTTGTTGACCATCGGGATTACTCTTTAAGTTGTTCGGCATATTCTTCAGCATGATTTCTTCCAGCATCGAAATATCGAGCCTTGGATACCCCTGGTTATGAACTACTGCTTTTAGATCTGCCAACACCTGAAGATGAAAGAATACTACTTGCAGTACCGGAAGCATAGGCGTTCGTCCATAAGGATCATCAACCATAGGATCAAACTCTTCATAAATGAATGTTGGTGTGTCAATCTTTTTGTAATTGCCAAACCATTCTTCATTTGCGCTCCTCCGTGGGTTCTTTACATACTGCCACGGTGTAAGTCGATTAGTATCCGGTTCCCTACGGAACCAAATTAAAGCCGTATCAACCGGAACAATATCAACTACATCATTACACTGCTCGTTCAGCACAACTTCACCAGCACAAGCGCCACGAACCATAATCATCATTCGCTGAATGGTGTCCAACTTTTCCAGCGACCGTCCGTGTTGATATCCCGGCGAAGGTAACGGTGTATTCAGCATGGCCTTCAGTTCGTCCAAAACCAGTTGTCCACTCTTATCTGCATTCCCGTTTGGCTTCTTAGCTGTAAAAGTTAATTCGGTATCTCCCATACGTAAGTATGTGTACAAGGCATAGGATACGTCGGGATGAACAGATATAAGGAGCTCAAGTAATTCCTCTGCCGTATAGCTCTGTAACTTGGTAAGGTCAATATTGTGAGCCTGCTGATGCTTTTTAGGCAACCAGTTAAATATCCCCCACGGGTTAGCATTATTAGGTACTGTTGCTCTGCCTATACCCATCATTTGTCGTTTTACTGCTGCAGGAAGAACAGAGTTTGCAAATGAATGTATGGCTTTATGGTACCACTTCAAATTTTCACCGCCTTTCTTTGCAAACTTCTATGAATTCAGAATAACATCTGTTTTATTCGAATTTACTACTGATTTTCTACTAGATAAGGTATTACTCTCACCATAACAAGTTCTTTTCAAAGAAACTGCAGAACTCAAAATAAAAAAGATCAGGAAAAGTTTCCTGCCCCTCTATATCGCTGCCCCTATTTCCCTCTTCTTTATATCCTACAATAGAGAGTAACAGCGTCCTCTAGCTTTATCATTCCGCCCCACTCCAGCCACATCTGTTTTGCTTTTTCCCGCTTAGGACTTCGCTCTCTTGCCATGCTACACAATCACCACCCCCACAAGCAAAAGACGAGCGTCAATTAAGGAGCTCGTCCGCGTTATATCTTTTAATGAGTCGTTTCCATTACTTTGGGTAATATCTTGATGCAAATTCTTTATCTGTCTCAGAAAGATCTGTATTCCAACCTACTTTATATTCTCCAATTGTCAATTCATCCGGAATTGCATAGAGCATAATCGATTTAGTGTCAAAGTGAGTAAATTGAGTATCTTCAAACGGATACTTATTGAATATGTTATTATCAATATCGTCTCTGTCCCAATTATTAGGCGGACCTTCATAGTAGGCGTACACCTTCTCTTTATCCCATGGAATATTAACGAGTGGATGAAGATGTTCATGGCCAAATCCTAAAGCATGGCCAAATTCATGTAGCGTCGTTCGTCTAAATTCCTCATCAGATGTGTTGTCATTAAACCATCCATAATTCATAGTTGGAACCGTCTGATCTGTGAATTTCAAGCAGTATTTTCCTAAATAGGACCAAGAACCCTTCAACTTAAACGAAATACGAATTTCTGCATTCTCATGGTTTCCAAAATCAAATTTTATATTAGCGAACTCTTCCCACACATGTGCATATTGTTCAACTTTCCTTCTAACAAAATCTGAACCATCTAAGAATTTCACTCTAATAGTTTTACCATTATCCCATTTAAATTCTCTTGGAGATGGTGCAACCAACTCTTCCCCAGCTTTTGGTTTTAATTCAATGCACATTTTTATTTCGCTCATTAACATAGCTCCTTTACTTTAAAATACAGAGACTAGTTTTCGCGTTAAAATCGTGTGTTATGCATTCTACAGTTGTAAGTATTTTGTACATTTCTAAAACTCGTCCTTTTGAAGTTTGATATCCAACTCAATCAGACGATCCAAGTCCTGGACCGTCTGCATTTTTATATTTCCAGCTTACAGGTCTTTGACCCACTGAGCTATACCAGCCTTAACAATTTTCCGGTACTGCGCCTTGGATTCGAGGATTCCCTCGACGATCTCTATTTCGCGTTGTAGTAATGCATCTTGTTGTTCGTTGTCTGTTCCCATTGTCGTATCCCTCGGCTTCCTTTATGATGAAGTACGAGACAGCGGATGTCTGGAAATGCCACGCTTGGCGATCCGCTGTCTCAGCCGGGGGATACCCTGGTGAGAATAGGGGGACGTTAGCGCGTCCTCCTTTTTCCTATGCTTCGGGTTCAGCTCGATACAACAGGACTGGCTCAATACCATTGCTCTCCATGAATCGTTTTTTGATCACATCGCAGAAGATCGGATCTAGTTCCAATGTTCGGCATGTCCGTTCCATCTGCTCATATGTCATGAGTGTGGAGCCGCTGCCACCAAAGAAATCAACGATCACGTCACCGCGCTGGCTGCTATTCTTAATTGGAATGGCCAACAGATCAAGAGGTTTTTGAGTAGGGTGGACGTACTTGTTCACATCGCCCCTCGAAACCTCCCATACTGTCTTAGGCAGCGAGTCCTCAATTGGTAGGCCAGCTTTCTATACCGTTGTCTGTGTCCGATCACCGTACCATGCAGGAGATTTGCCCTTCATATGAGCATAAAAGACAGGCTCATGTTTGAAACGGTACTGTGCCCAGCCGAAGGTGGCGCATTCTTAACCCAGACGCATTGTGTCCGGACGACGATGCCGGCTACGTTCATAACATCCTCGAACTCCCGCTGATAGGTCGAAGGATGGAATACATATATAGCTGCAGTTGGCTGCATCACCACTGCATAGTTGGAAAAAACGCATGCAAAAAGCCCGCAAAGTCCTCAGCGGGCATGTTGTCGTTCATTATGCTGCCACGGCCATCAGCGGCCAGACGCTCTGAAACACTCTCAACGGCCACATTATAAGGCGGATCAGTAACGACCAGCGCTGCTTTGGCTCCGTCCATTAAAAGTGCAACATCATCAGGATTGGTCGCATCTCCACACACTAATCGATGCCGACCAAGCTGCCATACATCCCCGCGCCTGGTCTCCGGCTCCTTGATTTCATCTAGAGCACGCTGGACGTCAAAATCATCATCGGTAACTGGAAGGTCCAAGGCTTCATCCTGTGGCACAGCAAACTCTGCCGCCAGATCCTCGAACTCTTCCAAATTGAAGCCGGACAGGGCCAGATCCGCTCCACTCATCTGCAGATCATCAAGCAAACGATAAAGGGCTTCATCATCCCATCGACCGGAAATTTTGTTAAGCGCTAGGTTGAGAAGCTTCTCCTGCTGATCGTCCAGGTCGACAACACTTACAGTCAGCTCCGTATGACCCAGCTCGTTAACCATGATCTTATAGCGTTGATGGCCGCCCACCATGTTCCCGGTTCGTTCGTTCAAGACAATGGGCTCTACATAACCAAAGGATTCAATGCTAGCTTTCAGCTTCTCGTATTCTGGATCACCAGGCTGAAGATCAACCCGTGGGTTATATGCTGGTGCGTTGATTTGTTCGATTGGTAGGACTCTGATTTCCACGATTCATACCCCCTATTTGAGTTGAGTTGGTTTCCGTTATTCGGGTGAGCAGCTAATTGGCTGTCAGGCTGCGTGTATGCCCTCTCTCTGCTTTCAACTGCACTCCTTCCAGCATTCGTCCGTGTGATAGAAAGGAAGCTCAAAACGGCTCATATATTGTCATATGAAGCCAAAAGAAAAAGCACCCCGAAGGATGCTTATATAAATTAATTATCACTCTATTTTATCTTCATCTTCTACCTGTTCATTATAGGCTCTCTTCAAATCCTCCATAAAAGAATCAAAAGATTTTTGAGATTCTTCTTCAAAAACCTTTGTAATTTTGCTTTCGTACTCATTTTTAGTAAAAATGCCTTTTTCAATTAGAAGATCAACAATTGATCGGGATCTGACGTAATTACTAATACTTCTATTTAAATAAGATATTTCTACATTTAGGAAAGTTTTTCCTCTTTAATACATCTACCAGGCTTCGGACAAAATTGTTTAACGCCATCCCAGTTTCCCCATACACAACCTTTGCATTTTTTCGGCTGTTTTGGTGGGCCTTTCATGTAAAGCAAAATTCATTTCTTCTGCTTCTTCTTCAAACCATTCAAACCTTTCAAGGCAATAAAAAAAGCCACCCAAATGAGTGACTTGTATCTGCCTATGTATTTACAGCACCGAATGAACTAAAGCGCTTATTTAAAACCCGAAAAAAGAAACAGCGATAGGTTCTATTCCCGCAAGCGGGATGCAAAACGCTACGCTGTTGCATAAAAGCATTTGTACTTAGTAACTAGAGAGGAAGAACAAGACCATTTTACTGATATCAGAAAATGGCCGTCAAAGAACAAAAACTGGACTATACCGGAAAATGGGCAATTAAACCATTATAAGCTGGCTTTTGCTCACTTTCTCGATATTAATCATCCCACACAATTCTCTCACCCAGTTTATCCTCGTCACCGGATTTCATTACATCCCAACATGTATTGCAAAAGGATGCGCCCATTGTTGTATGTTCCGGGTTCGGGTTGAGGTCATTACAAAGCATACATTTCCCCGCTTTTGGGCTTTTCTTCATGAATACCGCTCCTATTAAATATTGAAGAAACTCAAAAAGGCCGGCACATTGGCCGACCTTATTACCGAGGCTGAAAAGCTGCGGTTCATTCCTTATTTGATTTTCCATAATACAAATTTACCACAGCAAAAGTCTAGTAGCCGGTCATAAAGAGGTCATTCCCCTGTCATTAATCGATTATTTGATGCCTAACTTGTTCATAATCTCCAGTATCTTGGTAGAAGAAACTGCATAATTATGATCTAAATATTTTCCTGCAAAATGTAATCCCATAGCTAAGCCTGTATTTATGTCGACAATCAATGATCCCGAACTGCCACCTAAGGTCGAGCAGTCATGTTTTAAGATTGCTTCACCTTGATCTACAGGATAAAGTATTCCGGGGGATAACCTCTTAGTATCGTAAACATTTTTAAAGATTTCTTTCATTGCTTCTGAATCATTTCTACTATCATAAGCGGGATATCCAATTGCAGCCACATCATATTCATGTTCTATTGTTTTATTGAACAGTGATACTTTCGATGGTAATTTTGTATTATTATCATTAGTGTTTTCGATCTCAAAGAAAGCAACATCTGGCCCTGTTTCTTTCTCGATGTGCAGGACTCTCCTAATTTTAAATTCGATTTCCTCTGAGTTTTTATATTCTTCTCTAAAATCAATTGATGCTTTTATTTTTTTATTGTTTGCATTTACCTTAAAAGAAAAATCACCCTCAGTTCCTGTAACAAACACCTCGGCTACATGCCTATTGGTTATAATAACATTATCGCTAACTAACCAAGCTGTTCCAACCCAGTCATACGATAAATGTCCAACTAATTCAACTCTTCCAACAGATGGGATTACTGCCCTTAATTTATCTAAATTATTATTAAGCTTTACCGACCATGCTTCTGATTCCGAGCTATCAAAAGAATTGTTTAGAATTAAAAATGATGGCCGGCCAATTTGTAAAATAATCGCCTCTTTATCTATATCGACAAAACCCTCATTTTGCCTTTTTTCTACATATTCAATGACTTCCTTAGAATCAATTTTTTTTGAAATTTCCTTCATCAATTCACTATCGTTAAGTACACCTTCTAGTTTCATTATTAATCCTCCATCTTCATATTTTTTATTATTATTGCCAAAATTATAAGTCATAAACATACATATTTTTAATAAAATAACACATAATTGTATTCAGGAAAGGAGGGGAAAAGATGATTTCAATTACAAATCTAAAAGATACTGATTTAGAATTTGATCAACAGAATAGAATTGTAATAACAAATGATGAAGTGAATCGAATAATTAAAGTTTTAGCTACAGATAGTGAGCAAGAAAAAGTAAAAATAAAGGGAGTACATCTTACAGTAGATACAATAGAGATAAGTTAATATTTGAGCACTGTTGAAATAGTTTTAATCAACAGTGCTTTTTGTAATTTTCTGAGAGATCATATTTAATTAATAATAACGAAGCAGCAATATACCAATTGCATCGCTTTTAATCCGCCTGTAAGAACTCTCACTAATACCCATCTCGCCGCAACTGATGTAATCGAATTCTCCTTCATTGTCCAAGTAACTCCGTTGAATGACCTCACGCTGCATACTAGACAACCTACTCATCGCCATTTCAAGCAGCCTATCCTTCGCCTGAAGTTCCGTTTCCTTGTCCACGTTGTACGTAGCGATGTCCTCCGTCTGCTTGCTGATCGCATTGGTGGACTGATGCTCTCTATATGAATAAACCCGATAATCGCACCTAACAAAACGAATTTTCCAATTTACCTTTTTACTCCCACACTGCCTATTGAAGGAAGCATAATATGTGTAGCCGGTTCCATTAAATATTCTCCAAATGTCAAAACAAAAGCGTCAGCTCTGTCTGGTGACATGAGCCCACGCTTTTTCATATCCTTCTTACTTTCAAGCAGCATCTTACCCTTGCTGGTCATGTTCCATTTACGTGCTGTAAGTTGGGTTATTAGTACATCATCATCAGGCAATTGCAGAACACTAGCATCTCCATTTATGAAATTGCTCATATTCTGTTCTAATTGTTCCTTAATGGATGCCCACATTTCTGTAACTAGATTTCCATAGTGTTCATCTAAAGAAGAAGAACCATTGTTAACTGGAATAATTTCATATGGTAACCCTTCTTCAGCTACGATTTCATTTAGTCGATCCGTTACTCCTCCACCTACACCGCTATCATCAACCCTTATTCTGATTCGATTTAAATATGGATGAGCTATATGTAGCTCTTTAGCCAGGCTGATTACCCAACCAGCAGTAACCATTGTGTCTTTCTTGAAATGATGGTGTTCCCCTACAATTCTTGGCCCTATACCAGCAAACATTGAGGTTTCATCATCACCAAACCGTGCAACGTCCACTCCTATAGTTAGCATATCTCCGGTGGGTTCCAGCTTCACTTCTTTAGCTGCAAATTCAGCCACTTCCAACGAAATAAATGTATCCGATTCTCCACGGGGAAATTCACCTTCAACCCGTACTCTCCAGACATCACTGCCTTCACCATACTTACGCTTGAGCATGGCGATATTATCCTTGCTGGTTCTTGGGCTGTCTAAGCAGGATACTTTACGTGTTTTATAATCCGCTCTGTCCTTATTGTGTGAATCATAAAAAACACCCGACGTTTTTGTCGGGTTGCCGCACATCAATATTTTATTGAACTCACCCGACAACGTACCTAAAATGGCTTCCATGATTGGATCAGCAACACCCGATGCCTCATCCACAATAAATAGCATGTAGTCCTCATGGAAACCCTGCATATTCTCAGGTTTGGTTGCTGTCCGAGCTGTAGCGAACCAGCGTTCCTCATAATTCTTCATGTATATTTTGGTCTTTGTCCACTTAAGGATTCGTTTCAATACCGGACTTTTAGATTGCCATTTATTAATCTCGGCCCATAACACGTCATGTAGCTGCTGTCTTGTAGGAGCTGTACAAATCACTTTTGGATAAGGGAAGCAGGACAGAAACCAAAGGGCTGTTGCAGCTTCCAGCCCAGTTTTTCCTACGCCTTGACCTGAACGTACTGAAACGCGCGGATTATTAGCTAAATCCATTAGAGTGCTTGCCTGCCAATCATCAGGATAGAACTTAAGCATCTCTTGGCAAAACAATGTGGGATTCTTACGATACTCAGGAATCCGTTTCTTGAATGCTTGAAGTCTCCGTTTCGTCTCCGGCGAGTCCTTCTGCTTCATCACCTACCACCGCCTCTACCCAGTCGTCAATTAGATCGTCTTCTGTATTGCCTTCTCCCGTGACCTTCGCCCTTTCAAGCTCAAGTTTCTCACGTTGCATCTTAAGTTTCTCGTCTTCAACCATCCGTTTATGTTTGTCTGGAAGTAGATCCATGTATTTAGTCAGCACGTCTAATGCCTTAGTTTTATCGTGTAGTTTAACACTTACACCATCCTTGCCCTGCTTGACTTCTGAAACCAGAGTTCCATCAATTTCATCGCTGTTTTTAAAAGAGACATAATTATATCTGTACTTCTTCGTTTCTCCAGTCTCAGAATCAAAGACTGGTTCTCCTTCTAATCCAAGAACGTCTTCTTCCTTTTGACCAAATTCCACGTAATCTGTAATGTCTGCAAAAGCTATCTTCATGTACTCCATCAGTACACGCTGAGCATTCAATCCTACCTCATCAATCATAGATTCCTTGTGCTGCCGAATAATGTTTTGAATTTCAACTTTCTTCAACAGAGCGAATCCAATCTGATAGGCAGTTTTCTTACTGTATCCCGCCGCAATCGCTGACCTGGTAGCGTTGAAGTCTCGAAGGTATTCATAAGTGAATATCCTTTGCTTAGGCGTTAATCCGTCCTCATCGGGAATTTCCGGTTCAGGTTCTTCAACAGTCGCTGGAACGCACTGTACTTTTTTGGAACGTTCCATATTACCTGAGCGTTCCGATACCTTTTTCGGAGCGTTTCGTATTTCTGGAGCAACTTTTATCTCTTTAGCGAGTGCGTCAACTGTAAGCGGGGTAGCATATACCTCTCTTGGCTTATCACCCTTATATGTACCAACAAGTTTGCGCCGCTCCATTTCATCAATCAGTCGGGCCGCTCTGCTATAACCTATCCTCATTCTGCGTTGCAATAAAGAAACCGAGGCTTGTTTGGCCTCGGCTACAATTTGGACAGCTTTTAGAAAAAGCTCATCAGGATATGCTGTTGGTTCTTCAACTTCATTTGGAGATTTCTTATTATGCGGCGCTCCATTCTCATTGGAACGTTCCGTATGTTCCTCTTCATCAGCAAGTAAACTCTCCCACTTATCTTTTGCCTTCCATCCTCTTACCGTACCTTCAGATACACTAAGTTGAGAGGCTATATCTGTGAGACGTTCTTTGCCAGAACTGGCTTTGTATAACTCGAATGCTTTATCCCGTTTCGGATCTCTCTTTCGTCCCATATCTTATTATTCACCCCTTTTGATAATGTATCTGAAGCTAAGGAAAAGTTTCCTGACATACAAAAGAAGCCGCCTATTGGCGACCCGTATCTCTAAACATATCATTACTAAAATTATCGACTGCACTTGATCTGCAAAAGTCTTTTTATCTTGCTGGACTTCTATCCAATCATTCATAAAGTTCCCTTAATTAATAATTTCCTCTGTGCCATTATGGGTGATTTTAATCCCCGCGTAAGCCGCAGGACTCCATTCATCGTAAATAACCGAAACAATCGGCAAGTCCATCAAAAATTACTCAACGTGATAACCAACTTAGCTTCATATCCCCCCTCTTTTTGTTTGCCACCAATTATTTGGTGAACTTCTCAGGAGTAACAAAAAAACCACCCTGCATTGGATGGCTTAAAATACTGTTCATGCTATTTAATAGTAGGGTTAATAAAATCTACGATGCCAGAACCGGTTCCTGTTATTTCAATAACAAGTTTTTGAACCCCTGTTAAATTAACAGTTAGATTTTCTTGGACACTTCCTCCACCCAAGGAAACTTGCTTTAAAACTTCCCCATTTTCATTTTTAAAAGAAATATTCCTTAGTAATCCAGATTTACTTAGATCCTTATCATCTATGCCGACAGATAATTTTAACTCAGAATATTGATTATTTAATGCATAATTTAGCTTAATATAATCAATTCCTCTTCCGTAATAATAAGTGCTATTTATTTTAAAACCCAAAGACCCGTACGATTTCCCGTTTATCACCATGCTTTCGTTACTACTAAGAGAAGGCTTATTCGAATAAGAAAGGTGGGAGTCTAAAAAGTCAGGAGTCCCTAAAGATTTGCCCTCGCCTTTTTCTCCTATTATTACACTTCTACTATTTGAATCCCATGTAGTTTGAATCCCTACAAGGTCACCAACAACGGATAAAGGAACATACGTATTCCCATTTGCAATAAAAGGTTTTGCACTCCCAGTAGGAGTTTTGTCGATGCCATTCTGTATTAATTTAATCCCGTAGCTGACCTCTAGTATTACCGTATTAGAAGTTGCATAGGCAACCCCTCCTGTTAAGAGTGTGGCACAACTAAGGCCCAACACAAAGCCTTTAATTTCTTTTTTCAAAAGAATTTCCTCCCATTTTAAGAAACATCGGATAATCAACAAATTATTGCGTCAACATAGGGTCAAATAAGCCCACTTGAACCGAATCAGAACCTTCTCTCTGAATTTTAATTTGTAACTTTAGTGCATTACTAACATCTAAGTTTAAGTCTTCTGGGAGATTACCTGCAGTGATTTCTTTAGAGTATATTTCCTTTCCATCAGCAGTTATAGTTACTTTTGCAATACCGCCGCTATCTTTGTATTCATCTGTTACTCCGAGTTTTGCTTTGAACATTTTCATTTTCCCATTCAAGGGGTACTCCACATACTCCCAGGATTTTTCTTTAATAGATAACGCAATCAATGTCATGAGCAAATAGCTCGAATGTTCATTTCCTACATTATCAGTAACTTTTTCACTACTGTTATATTCAGCATTTAAATAAGCACCTGCTCCGTATTGGCTATTCATGTATTTTATATCTTTTTCTAAATACAGCGTTTTACTTTCTCCTGTTTCACCAATATAAATAGTTTTAGATTTTCCATCCCATTTTGCACTTTGACCAAGAGCATTTGAAATGAAACCTAAAGGAACATAAGTTGTCCCGTTATAAACGAATGGTTTACTGTCATCAGTTGGCATTTTTGAAACATTATTAATCTTTATATCTTTGACATTGTAGAAGACCTCAATCATTGATCCACTAGCAGCAAAAGCTGTAACACCAGTCATTAATGAACCTGCTACAAGTCCTAATACAAGCCCTTTTAATTTGTCTTTCATCCAAATATCCCGTCCCTTATATAGTGAGTTAGACCTAGTCTTAAAGTCATAATATAGGTTTCTCTCCCTCTCTGTACAGGAATATTTTAACATGATTTCTAATAACCCTTCACCTAGGTAAATGACACATAGCAGAATCGAACCCTACAATCCTGTATGTGTCATATATCCCGGACTAAGCCGGGAAAAAGTTTGCTACTGACGTGGCGGCCAGTTCCATTGCTCCAGCCCGTCTCCTTGACGGACGTTCAAAACTCTAAACGGAGTGCCGAATTCATTCCATACGGACAGATTGACCATCCCGTTAGTATCTGGGTTAACATGAACGACTACTGCAGCGAGTGTCTTACCTTCTGTGTCCTTGTAGTGAACAATGCGTCCTATTGTTGGTTTCATATCGCATAATCTCCTTTTCAAAACAAAAAGAGCAACGGATACCCGTTACCCTCTCTGTAAAGATATCATTTTGATGTGGACAGGATTCGAACCTGCATTACGCCAGTCCTCCGCTTTGTGCCATTTGCGTCTGGATTTGCCCTTTGACTTTCAGCGTCTCCCGTCATTATTGGCACTTTTCAGTCACCACACCAGTATTGTTTGCACCCTAACCCTCCGTCATGCGCTAGCCACTGCCGCCCTTATTGATGGGGTATTAGGACCCTCTTTACGGCTGTCTCGAATTAGTTGTAGTTAGTTCGATGTGGGCGAGGCATGTATCACGGCCTTGCGTCTATTCCGCCACCACATTTAAATCTTAATGATTATAGAAATTGACCAGCTAGTGCTTTAAGTCCGCTTGGTACAGCAATTTGTTTGCCATCATGTTCATTGCCGTTTACATATGCTGTGTCTTTCTCTACATAGTAAACTACACCTTCACCGTTGATAATCGGGAAGCCGCTTTCGTCGTAATCCAGATTTGTACCTACATACTTACCATGCTTGGCTGCTTCACTTTCCAACGGATGAAGGTGTAAAATCCCCGTGTTGTCCAAGTAAGCGTAACTATGTGCCATGTTTATTGCCTCCTAGAATAGATTTAATTTGTTCCTGAATAAAGTGTAAATCCTTTCTACTACGCGCCTACTACGGATTTATTAGTTCCTACTATCAGCAGAAAATAAAGTAGTAGACTGAGCCTAGAAATTGAAACAGCGACAACCAAGGACGAGAAAAAAGTCCTAGACTGTCGCTGTTCCATTGAACTAACGTTCCTCGTTAGCGCAGCAATATTTTCAATTCGTGTCATGAAATCTCTTCACAGCAATGGTGCTATAGTATCCCTTAAATTATTTAAATGTATTTTTGATAGGAGGACTGTCACTGTAGTTTATTATTTTAATCCCGAAGTTTGTCTGTAATTGTTCGGCAGAGAGTGGTGTTGCATCAGTAACGATCACATTTGGGCGTTCACTATAAGTTTCGATATATTCAATTTGTGGTTTTTCAGATACCGATCCGTTCGGATCACCCATAAAATATGTTGCAAATCCGCAATTGTAATATATTTCAATTTCCGAATCAATTATATCGGGTTTGATGATTGAACGTACATTATTGTCACTCAATATAGTAATCCTACGCGTTCCGCTTTTTAAATGTTCATTCCACCGTCTAATCTTACCGAATCCCCCGGCGTCCGTAGAAATATTAGAAAAATCGCAAACAACGGTGTCACTTACGTCATATTTTTTTCCGTTCATTTCATATTTTAATACAAACGGAAATTCACCGTGTTTTATGGTTGGTGGTAAAGGATCAAGAATGTTTCCTGCCCAAATTATTAATCCTATGATGAGCAACGGTGGCAGTACAAAGATGCCGACGATTTTGGCTATCAAACGTTTTGCAGATTTTTGCATTCATTCCCTGTCTCCTAGAGTAATTCAAATTAATATCATACAATCTTGCATTTTAATTAAATGTTTCCGATCGATAAATTACTCATTACCTAAATTAGACAATCAAATTGAACTATCCTGCCCGTTAGCGTAACAAAAAGCAGCCGATCACATTTACCAGCTGCTCACTGTGTTTGTTCAACTATCGTTTCCCGTTAGTTCAATGAGACTATTGTAATGATGTTTTCACATTTACACTATAATCATAGACCATTTTTGTTACTTCATTGTAAAATTCTATGATCATTTTACAAGAAGACTCCAGTGTCTCTTTAGTAACTTTCTCTTCATAATCCTGTCCTTTTTTAAAAGCTGGAAAGCTAAACGATTGTTCTCCAGTAACGAAATTAAGTTCACTAATTGGGTGAATATGTTTTCTATGCTTATTCATATTATTTATGTCTCCAACATAGCGTTGGATTACTCTTTCGTTCTCTTTTATCTTATCCTTTATATCTTTCATAGAATTATCAGATTTTATTTTCCCTCTAACTTTATGAAAATTCAAATCATAAGGAAGAGGATCTTGAGGAAATAAAGCTCTATGCAAAAAATGTGCGTAAGTATCAAAGAAACTATGAACCGTACCAAAAAAATTTAATGAAATTTTACTCATAAATATTTCCACTGGTTGCTCAGTATAATAATAATCTATTCTTAGTAAACTTGATGGCAGCTCGAAAGGCTTTCCATCCTCGAATTCCTTTAACCATATTTCATTTTTTTTATTTAGTTCGTTTTGAACATAATAATAAGAATTTAAATCCATGATCGAAAAAAAAACTTTTTCCTGTGCAGTTTTTAAGTAGTCGATTGTTTCAATGTTCCATATTTGTTTCCACTCGTCTAAAACTTTAAGAGAGAAATTGAATTGTTCGCTCAAAATATTTATCTCCTTCCCAGTTGAGTATAAGTACAAGTTGTGCTGTTCCTCCAACGTCATCAAGAATCAATGGAGAACTGTAGAAGACCTAGATTTTTGACATAATGGAAAATCAGTTCATACGAAACTTAGTTGCCGCAAGATTTTACTACTTTGGTTGAGATCTCAGGTTCGCTTTTCATCCTAATATAATCATCCAAACACAGCAATATTTAGATTATTAAAAAACAAAAAAATGGCTGGAAAATAGCCAACATCATTAATGTAAACTGCCCGTTAGCTTAATGAGGAGCAACAGTCTAATACTTTATTTTTCAGTCTAGAGCTTTAGACACCTACAATAAAGACCGCAAAGGCTTAAGCCCTTACGGTCTAATTTACTTCTGGCATCCTTAGTCCAATTTCACCTTCCTTGTTTCGTCCCCGACCATAGTCGATAGTGATAAAATCCAATGTTCGGTTGACTTTAAGACTTTTTGCTATGCTTTCTATGGTCTTGCGTCTTTTGTCTGCAAACGTTGTCGCTGAGATTCCTGGTATATCCTTACGATAACCCTTCTCTAAATATTGTTGTGCTTTGAGGTACTTCATACCATCCAAAAATAACAGCTTTGCTATCAATCCCTCGTGTTTATCACGCATATTATTAATTGCAAACTTAATGTTATTCGTGAGAAATTGATAAAATTTATAATTTACATGGCGCTGGTCTTTTAGTAGAACGGCGTTGGCTGTCACATCTGCTGTCAATTCTTGTCCCGAAACTCGTTTAGCAACCGATCCCTCTGCCGAAAGCAAATCATATGCTGCCATACCGTTTTCCAACTGTTGAAGTGAGTATTCATAGTTTTTGATTACATCAATTAAGTCAGTATATTTGTTTAGCAGCCATTTTGTTTTTCTTATATCTACTGCATCTACATCATCAAAGAAGTTTACTTGGACTATTCTCTGTGTATCAGAAGACTCATCTTCAAGACTATTTACTATACACATTTGATTATCATTCATCATTTATCATTCCTTTATATAATGTGATAATTTGGTGAAATCGTTATTTTTGGTGGATAAATGTAAATCAAAACACTATAATAACCTTACACCATAGTTTGCACACGAAGATAAACAAACTAAGGAGGCTTTACTTTTGAAAAAATCTATTATTGCTTTGGCTGCTGGCACAGTTCTTCTTGGGGCATTGTCTGTACCATCTTTAGGTTTTGCAGAACAAGCCCAAACTTCAGCAAATATTTCTTCTGAGAGATCATACACTCCGACACAAGAGGACAAAAAATGGGTAACTGGCATCAAAGGTTCTTCGTTTAAAAAGTCAGAGTTTTCAGAGGCAATGAAAGATTACATTCCTCAAAGCATGTTTTACATACAAGGGAGTTATATGGGAACTATTTACTTATATGAATGGAAAACCTCTGGAAATAAAGTATACCCACTATTTCGTGGCTACCTTTACAGTATTATTCCGAAAAAATAAAATCCACCTAAAGTAAGCACTTTTGTCATAGGTGCTTACTTTTTTTGTTTTTATATTTAACTTTTAAGTTCACCTCGCTTGGATCTATCCTTTCTATAATCACATACCTATCTATACTTACTACACCCACATATAACAGTAATGCGCATAATATAGAGGTATAGGCTCTTATCATCGACTTTTCCCCCAATAGGTTGTACTTACACAGAAGAAGATCCACATCCAGAATGCCATCCAAGGGTGAGCCATCATCCAATCAGCTATGGTCATAGCTTGTCTCCTTTATCTCGCAGGAAAGACGTATGTTCAGGTTGCACACGCGTTGACCTTTCTATTTTGGTAATCAGCTGTAGGCCTTCTATAGACTTCTTTAGCCTCGCGATCTCTGCATCCTTTTGTTGTATAACCTTTTGTAATCTAATCATTTCCTTGCCTTGCTGTTCTAGGTCATCTCCCAATCCTTTAGCAACCTCTGACCAGCGTATACGTCCTCTCAACTCTATGTCATATTGTTGGAGCCAGTAAGGAAGGGCTTCAGGTGCATTAATCATGAAACGCATGAATGCTTCCTTTCTGACATTTGGACCAAGTAAATCATCAAAAATATACTCAAACTCACTACCAATGACTATTTCCTGTTTAGAATCTTCTATCCACTCAGCTTCATCCGTTTCTACCCATGTCCAAGGCGTTGGTGGCAGGCCAGCACATCCGTTCATATCCTCTTGCCAGTTACGTGGTTTATCTGTCATTGTTGTTCCTCCTTAGAGATCAAAAGCCAGGAGTTTAGGAAATTCTCCGCCTTCGTTGATTAACTGACGGTAAGTTTTATAAACATGGTCATCTAAATCCTCGCACTCATCGCATCCATCCTGACAGCATGGAACAGTTTCATTATCTATCTCTTTTTCCGTCAATCGACGAGCTTCAATGGTTACTTCTGTTTCTTCTCCCGGTTCAAGGCTGATACCGTCGAACAAAAACTCAAGGTTATTCTCATGTTCCAAATGCTCGTAGTAGGCTTTCTCCAGATTTTCGGCAGCAATATAGTTCCGTCCAATTTGGTATACGTTCATGGTTTATATATCCTCCCTTAGTGGGTGCAGGACCTACACCCTGCTTGATAATGTCATATAAGCAGCCTCTGTCCTCTGCCTTGCTGTTGATCCGAGAAGACTTGCGGCTAGTTCGATGGCATCGGAATACCACTTGCCCGTTGGATTCGTAACCTTCCTCAGTTCTTCGCAGTATTTCACGTAGGACGCTTCCAGCGCCTTTGCCTGTACCTCCAGAGAGGCGTCAGGGTCGGATGAAGGGTGCCAATCCGTAACCTTGCGTCGAAACTCTTTTGTGGCTCCATCAACCCATATAAGCCTCACACCATCCCACACATTCACCCAGCCCAACAAACCAGCAAGAGCAAAATCTAATTTCTCGTCTATCATATCCACTGGCATATCTATCATCCTTCCAACGCTCCGTCAGGGTGACTGAGCGTATTGTATTGGTGGTTACTCCCTACCTCATCCACGTAAAACCGCTCTATGTAGCGTTTAAGGTGTATTACCCCACTGTGCTTATCGCTCATTATAGGTATATAGGTATATAGGGTAAGAGGCTGTTATGCCTCAATCCTCTTTGATTTGTCTAATATCTATGTCAATCAGTTCTAATCCCCCTAATTCTTCTATTTCTTGTGGGGTTATGATCATATTGGGCTTTTCAGACCGAATCTGCGCTCCGATCTCACGCATTCTATTCCCTTCGTATTCTCCTAGATATACCAACTGTCTCACCGCTACTGTTTCATACACTTTGTATTTACTCAC